CAGCGTCAGATGTGTATAAGAGACAGGTTGTAGGGGAAAGAGGGGGACAAAAGGGGGAAAGAGGAAACAAGGGGAAAAGGGGACAAAAATTTGAAAGCCATTTCCGAAAGTGATAGTCGAAGCGTTTTTTCGTCTCACACATCTTGCTTCCGTCTCAATCAGCCTTGCGGTTAGACAAATAGCCGTTGGCATCCGCTCATCTGGCTGCTATCATCGCTGGAAAGGCGTATAAGAGCCTGTCTGCCGCGTTTTTCCGATTGACCCGATAACTTTCACGTCTGACCCTGAAAAGCCGTTCTCCACGCTTCTGCATCGGTCTAATCGGATGGTCTAGTCTGAGATATACCATCAGCATCAACGGAGAGCCGCCTACGAGCGTCTGTGGCGCGTTTTCGTGATGAAGTCGATAAAGTTATCGTCTAGCATACAAAACGCCTTAAAACAGGCTTTCTCGTGGAGTTGGCAAAAACAAAAGGCTGTCAGCAATGACAGCCCATGCACTTAGATTCCGTATTCGCTTTCAATGTCTCAAGACCACGTTGGACGAATGAACCAAATAGGTCACGCCGTCAATCTTCACTTGCAGCTGGTCGCCCTCGTAATCGTCCCAACTGTTCAATTTTCCTTCGACAATCGTTCCATCGGGCATTTTCAGCTGTGCCCATGAGTAGCTATACGTCAGATCTACCACCTGTTTGTTGCATCCAGTCATCAGCATAATGACAGTAAGGGCGGACACACATACGGTCCAAATCTTTCTCATAGTCGTTACCCCTTGATTTAGTTCATACAAGAACACCGATTTTTTTCAGAGCATTGTAGGCAATCAATACGATGCACCAAAGAATCGCTGGCATTCCAATCATCGAAAAGATTTCCATCGTAAAACTTTTAGTGTGTTTTTCTGCCCATTCCGAAAAAAATGCAGAGCCAAAGGCAATAAAAATAATCGCAGCAAAAGCGAATGCCACATCGTTCAGTGTCATCTTTTCGTTCTCCTTTCAGTCCATCCAAGTATACTCTTGGAACCGTTGAATCTGCTTGTTAAACGTAATGGGAATGTCGCCTATCTCGCCTTCCTTGTTCTTGCTTAGCCGGAACAGGTACTTGTCGGGGTTATCACCGGACAGAAGAATGATTGCATCTGCGTCCTGTTCAATCTGTCCGCTCTCTCGCAAGTCGGAGTTGGTAGGCGTTGCTCCGGGCTTAGATGGGTTTCGATTAAGCTGCGCCAGTGCCACCACGACAATGCCTGTGGTCTGTGCCAGTTCGTGCAGGGCAATGGATATGGCTGTAATGGCGGCATATCTGTCCTTTGCGCCTGTTTCGTGGATGAGTTGAAGATAGTCTACGAAGATGACTTGAGCCTTTTTACGGAGAGCCTGAGCCTTCATCCACGCCACGTTCTTTCCGGCAGCGGAGCGGATATATAAGGGCATTTTCATGTTTTTTGCCTGTCTGTCAATCTCATTCAAGCTGACCGCCTTATTTTTCACCGTGTCCAGAGGGCAGTATATTTGATTAGCCATCAGACGCGCGCCCAGCTTGCGTTTGCTGGTTTCTAAGCTGAAATAGTACACGGTGTAGTTCTGCTTTGCCATGCTTGCTGCTATTTGCAAGGACAGGGCTGTTTTGCCCGCAGACGGTCTGCCGCCGATGATGATAAAATCGCCCGGTGAAATGTGCAGCGCCTCATCCAGACGCTCTAGGCCTGTCTTGATATACACAGGCTTCTCGTCCATGTGAAGCACATAGTCGTTCAGCACATCTTCGTATGTCCACGCATCTTCTTCCTCGGCTTTCAGGCTCATCGCCTCGCCCATCTGCTGGTAAATGTCTGATAGATCAGAATAGTCGGTAAGCTCGCTGGTCATCTGAAATGCTAGACCTTGCACACGAGTGAGTGCAGCTTGTTCTCTGATAAGCTGTGCCCAACGCTTCATCTGCTCCCTGTCAATTCGTACACACTCTGATTCACAGGTTTGTACACACGCCAAGAGCGTCTGCGCTACGTCTGGATGCTGCGTGTTTATCTCGGCTATATCTATCTTGCCCCTAGCCGTCCAATAGCCCTGAACAGCCGCAAAAGCGTCTCTCAGCTCAGGTCTGAACAAGTCAAGTTCAAGGTCTGGTATGATTTCATCCACAACGCCCGGCTTGCAGAGCATCAGCGCACCGATAAATACCGTTTGAACGTCCATTGTCATAGTCTAGGAAACTCCATCTCCGTACTTTGCTCGTACTGGTCATCCTGTTTCAATGCGTAAATGTCCTGCCATCCGGCATAGATGCTCTGGTCGAGAATGGCTTTCCAGTCATGCCGATCAAACTTTTCCAGCTTGTTGCAGAGCATCTGTTTTGCCCGGTCTGTCATAGGCTTTTTGATTCTTGTACGCATCTGTGCAAACTCTCGCAGGGATTCCAACAGGGCTTTATCGCCATGAGCAAAGTCGGAGAAGATGTCAGGTTTCTTCTTGACTGCACTTTCCGGCAACGTCTTGACGTTCGTCTGACTGTCAGTTGATACTATGGGTTCATTGTCATCTGACTTTGAACTCATAGATGAGCTGACTTTCATATCATTTATGACATGAGGATGAGCTGACTTTCGTGTAGACCATCCTTTTGACGCAATATCGCTTCTTTTACATTCTTCATCGAGCAAATGCTTAATCAAAATGAAACAAGATTCTGCTTTTTTTGAATTCAAAGTCGCGTCTTTTCCTTCAAAAACGTATGCGCAGATTGCATCGTAGAGTTCCAACTTCTCTTTACTCTTGAGTGTGGAGATGGCTTCAAAGTAGTATCGTTGGAATGTAAAGCTGTCTCGTTTTTTGCCCATGCTCAATCCTCTTTGTAGCGTTTGTTCCATGCTTCGATAGCGTCTTTGCGTCCATCGTGGATAATTTCAATCTCTCCACTATTGTTCATTCTAAACTCGATTCGATACTCTCTATTGGGATTTGTGACACCACATTTATTGCATCGGATGTTAAATTCGTATCCTTTTATAAGGTTTCTTGAAAAATCCCTCTTTATGGAAAACACGGCTTCCCCACCGCAAAACGGACATCTCTTAAGTTCTGTCATTTTCTAAACCCCTCTCTCGTTCTCGTAATTCGCTTATGCGCCTTGACAGGCCTTGCGCCTTTGCCGTAAGCTGGACGGATATGTTTTGCCTTGATATACCCACAAGGCGGTTTCGGCCCAAAATCAAAAAAGCTCAAGTCCATAACGATGATGCCAAACTTCTTGTTCGTCATGTTTAGCCCTCCTATACCATCGGAAACGCCATCCAATGCGTCACTGTCACATCTTTCGGCAGTCTCTCGCCTATTTCATCCCAGAACCGACCATCTGCGTAACAGTCGAGAAAGTACACTGTTGGCGAGATTCCTTGCAACATTTTTCCATTTTTATCGTGCCACGTTGTCTTAGTTGCAAGCAACAAAGGATGCGTTCGCTCTCGTGGCAGTTCGTTTGCCGGATGCCAGAAGGTGTTAGCCATTGTCCTTTACCTCGATCGTCGGTGCAGTGTCAATGTAGTCAAGCACATCGTCTAGCGCATATCCCATGTAAGCGTACTCGACAGTAAACTCTTGCTCTAATTCCTGCATCCATTCTTCAATGCGTTTCCGTAGTGCATTGGCATCAATCGGTCTGGCTCTCATTGCACGTTCTCCCTTCAAATCGTGTTATCAACACTTATAACCGTAAACGCTAAAGATGATTGCAAACCCAACGAGAAAGAAAAGAACATTGACTGCTACAACCGCAATGGCTTTTAAGATTACGTTGTCTATGTATTCGTCCAAAATGCTAAGAACTATATATTTTTCGACCAAATAAATCGGAAAAACGAGCACAAAACCAATCATTGTCGTCAAAACAAAACCGAGTACAATTTCAAACAAAGACATTTTTCTTTCTCCTTTCAATCTCCGTCCCACACGCCGTCTGGCCGCATTTTTGCAAATTCAAGCAGCCAATACAGCGCACGCTTTGCATTGCCTTCTGTCGCGTGCCAATAGTCGTCATCGTCCGTATCATCACCCAAAGCGGCAATAGCCTTTTCCAGCATCGGGATGCTTTCAGCTCCCGTCTTGCCGTAGATAGAACGAATTCCTTTTTTCCCGAGCACATCATTACGCCGATAGAACTTTCTATAATTCCATGTGACGTAGCACATCAGTTTTTCTGTTCCACCCACAATTCTCACGCCGCCTGCAATAAAATGTACGCTATCCGCTTTAAGCGTTTCATGCGTTACAGGGTCACAAAGTGAAATATCATAGCTCATTCTCTTTTTTCTCCCATTCCTTGCATCCACGTTCATCCCACACGAAGTCTGCAACGTGTTCCGACTGGTCGTTTACACACACGCCCTCTGGCTCTGCGTACTATTTACAAGAGCCGCAGGATGGCTCAGATTTGTTCTTGCAGGATTCTGCTGTGCATCGGATAGCCTTACCAGCGGAGAACTGCTTGATGCCCATGCAAGAGCAATGTTCGGTGGTGCAGTAAATCATTCTTGCTTCCTCCAACCGATAAACTCACACAGACCGATGGTCTGCGCGTCGCATCTGTGCGTGCATTTGACTGTTGGCAGGCTAAAACCCGTTAAATTGTTGCAAATAGTCTCAAGGCCAAAAAGTTCATCAAACGCATTGTCAGGAATTTTTGCATCTTTTGCATTGTAGATAATCGCTCCACACTGCTTACAACGCCATACAGAACATCTTGTCATCTTCTTTGTCCTCTCTTTCCCCTGTTGAACCGCCCGATCACTCGCTTATACTCTGCATAGCACTCCGGGCACAGGTCGCCTGTGTCCCTGCGCCATGCCCAGTCCTTGAAGTATTCGTTAGGGTTCATTGTTTTGGCTTCCTGTATCGTTCCGCAGCGTTCGCATACTCGCTTGTGGTAGATTCCTCTGTCAGTCTGCATTACTTTTACCTCTCATTGACCCATAATGGCCATAATCTGAATGATAAGGCTACATACAGCTACAACCAGCGAAGGCAAGCACAACCCGAGAGCATAATTTGAATCGTAAAACACAGGTTCTCTTTTGCATATTCTGTAAATAGGGTAGCCAATCAGCCACCCGATGAAGAACAGGGTCGATGTAAACACAATGCCAACAATAATTATTAAAACAGCCATGTTACATTACGTCCTTAAACAGGATTTCTTTGTCTGCTTTCCAGTCTTTGATTTTGCACGGAATGCCCGTTCCGGGTACGGTCTTTTTCAGACCGTCCATCTGCCAGACGTTCCACGAGATGGTGTCTGCGATGCAATCAAGAAAGATGGGCATGAAGCCAATTTCTAGCTTTTCAGCATCAAACCGATACCTAAAATTTTCGATCAGCGTCAGGAACAGGTTGCACCTTGCCAGCAAGAGATTGTCTCCCTGCCACTCATAGCCGTATGTCGATGTGTAGGCATTGATTGCCCAGCACATCCACATATCATAGTCATGGAACTGCTCTGCCAGAACATTCAGCTTTCTATCCAGCAGACCGATTCTGTCCGGCACGGCAATCATCTGCCCTGTTGTGGTGTCGTATCGACTTGTCAGGAACGGTGCTTCTCCACAGGTGACTTCAAGACAAGTCTTGTTGATGTACTCCTTCCAGCCATCGCCCACCAAGTCCTTCTCTGCAACGTCTGCCATCTTCTTACAAACCCAAGTCGGCGTAAACACTTCTGCTTTCTTGCTGGTGCGCTTCTTCTGGTCTGCAAGCCGTTTCTGCACACGAGGGACAAGCTGAACCTTGTCCAGCTGTTCCATCGTGATTTCATCTGCAAAGCCCACGCCCAATTCAGGCGGCGGGTCTGTCGCCCAGATGATATTCTTGCCTGTCGTGTGGTCTTGCAAGAGAACAGGCAGGAACGTGCGTAGGCAGGGGTCTGAGAAGTCAATCAAAGTTCCCATTTGTCAGCCCTCACCATGATTTTGTTTTTCTCTTTCAGCCAGTCCTTGACGCAATGAAAGCAATGCTCACGATTCTGGCAACGCTCCGGGTCACGATGTTTGATAAGTTCGCAGATGCCCCGCGTAAAGTTTTCTGTAATATCTTCGTCCGTCATGGAGCGGATAAAATCGCCGTTAGTCATTTTCGACCACCTCTTCTGCCACCTCTTTGTACTCCACATCAATCCCTTTCGGCAAAGCCGTCTGATACTTTTGAGCCAACTGTTCTGCGCTCTGAGCATCGCCCAACGGCTGTTCGGGCGGTGCAACGGTGACTTCCACGTTGTCACGCATGCCAAAATAGTTCTTGGCTCGGAAAATCCACTCTGCCGGGTTCTCCTGACCGTACATACCATTGTACGCCCACATGGATTGCATTTGCAGAATCAGCTTCAGAATGTACTTCTGCTGCAAGCTGTCGTCACGGCGTTTGCCAGCCATAATCTGTTTCAGACTCACCCATTCGATGCCCAGCACCAGTGCAATCCATTCCACCACAGGGGAGATTCTGGCTTCGATGCAAGCGTCAAAGAAGAAGTCAAGGCGCTGCTGCACTTCAATCGGGTTGTTCATGTCCACGCTCGGAAGGTCACCAAAATACTTGGCTGCAATCATGCCGATGACCTTCTTGTCCTCTTCATCACCGATTCTCGACTGCAAATCGCCTGTGTTCATCATCTTTGACTTCTCGATAGCCAATTCTTGCTGTTCTTTCACCTTTTTACTCACCTGTGAGCGGATAGATTTCCGCTTGTTAAGCATCTGCTGTTTCTTCTTCTCTCGCTCTTTCTCGCGTTTCGCAGCGGCTTCTTCTTTCGCCTTTTGTGCCCGCTTCTCACGCTTTTTCTTTTCCGCTTCGGTCAGCGGCGGTCTGCCACGACCACGCTTCGGGGATGTTGCCATGTATTAGGCCTCCTTTGGAGGTTCAGGAAGATACGTCCAATGAGTTACATCTCCAAATACAATGTACTCGTCGTCTTCCCATAATCCGTCATAAGATAAAAACGCAATTTCAATGCCGAACTTTTCTCTTTTTACGAGAACTTCTTTGTCTTTTTCGGGTAAAACTTTCTTGGCATCAAACCATATATTGGCGGGCTCAGATTTTTCCAATACGTTTGCTAAATCTAAAAACACATTTCCAATGCTGCTTCTGATTTGTCCTTGTATGTATACGATGAAGTTTTTGCTGTCCAAAAACGGCTTCGCTTCATTCTTTTTATCAACGCCAACAGTTTTCCACGCCGCAATGATTGGATCAACATCAACCAGTTTCATGCTCTCACCTCTTCATCTTTGTTTCAATGCTGTCCAGTTTCCGTGCAATCCACCAGACAGAACAGCAGTTGTCCAACTGTCGCCACCAAGCGCACCTTTCTTTCTCGCACACGAACCGCCCAAGCGGATTGCTGGTCATCTTCATCGGGCAGTAAAGTTCGTTGTCCATCATTTCCATCCCATCACAACAGCCGTGCAAACGACCAGACACACGTTGACGAACAGCCAGACGAGCATTGCTTGGCGTTCTTCAAACAGGTTGTCTGCCATGTCTTTGATTGTCCGTTCGGACTGAACTACCACCGCCAGCAAGACTAGGCAGACCAGCCAGCGAGTTGCAAATTCAAACATTGTTATCCTCCATCAAATCGTCCATGCTCAACTGACCGCTGATGTTGTCATCTTCCATCCACCAACGGAACACGTCCATGCCGGTCTGCCAGTCGTCTGTCGCGAATTTCTTCCCTTCAGATTCAAGATTTCTCTTTTTACGAGCTTTCAACATTCTTTCAAACGCTGAGATGTACATTTTCTCGTAAGCAGGCCAGCGCATAAACTCGCGCTGTCTGCCCCCCTACCAGCCATAGGACAGCCGATGCAGCCAACATGCTTCTGCCCTTCGCAATACAGCGGATTGATGGGCAAGTGTTCGCTGTGCGTGTAGTCCCACACATCATCGTCAGACCAGTCCACAATCGGATTGACGGTCATCTTACCCTTAAGGTTGCAGGTCTCGAACAGTTGCCGTTTTTCATCGTTGTCGCCCATCATCGTAATTCTTTTTTCTTTGTTACGATGGTTAAACTCCATAATCCCACGATTGTTTTTTCTCGATGCCGACTCAGCCCAACGAACGCCAGTTGCGATAAAGCGATTTTTACCAGATGTTTCCTTCAACACAGAACAACAGTAACGCATAAGCCTCGTTGGCGGAACCATGATTTGCGGAATCAGCGTCCACATGGACACAGGCTTGTCCTTGTATCGGGGCATGACTATGGAACATTTGATTCCACGCTCTTCCATCGCCTTGAACTGCTCACGGATAAAATAGACCGTCTCCGGCGCATCTGCTGTGGTGTGGCTGTTGACCACCTCGAAGTTGATTCCTGCACGTTCAGCCAGAGCCACGAGCACCTGTGAATCCTTACCGCCAGAGTATGTGACCATGAGCGGTTTCTTGTACCGATGCTCGGATAGCCTTGCAGCGTCCTGCAACCGTGCGATAGCAAGTTGTTCCTTATTCCTCAAGTGTAAACGTTTCGCCACACCTATTACATATCAATGCCATGTTCTTTTTCCAATCTCTTTAGCAGTCCATCCACGTCATACCGCCAATGGACACGCAGCCTTTTTGCTTTGACCTCTATCCCCTCTTGCTCTGCCCACTGCCAAGGGATGCTCTTCCGGCTCTCGTTGTAACGGAACGCCAGAACCTTGCTGGCGGGGATTGCAAAGGTGCGGTTGACCGCCCGATAATTGACTATCACATGGGCGGTCTGACCGCCGTACCCCATTGCTTCCACCATATCAGTGATGTGCTTTTCCTTGCGATACTTGCACTTTGCCTTGTCGTACTTGCCGAACACCTTTTCCAGAGGAATAGAGGGCGTTTCGATGGTTTTCAGTTCAAACAGGTGATTCATCGGGTATCGGTACACAAGGAAGTCGCAGATGTTGTCGATGGAAAAGGACAGGTTCTCGTTGCCGCCGTAGTAGGTGGCAGCACTGTCTTTTAGTCGGTAGCACCACGCATCGGACGGGACGGATGCTTTGAAGTCCGCTTCAAACTGCTTGCCAGTGTTCATTCATTGCCCTCTGGCGGTTCGGGGATATACCTCCAGCAATGAATTTCTTTAGTTTTAATGTCTCGTCCACTATAAGCTCGTTCCAAAATTGTCCAAGATTTGTAGCCTGAATCATAACAGCCAACTACTGTTTCTTCGTGAAAAATATTTTTCACCACAAACAAAACTCTTTTCAGACATGGCGGAAGTTCTTTTTCCGGGTCAATCCATTCTTTCTGATTATTCATCCTCGTTCACCTCTAAATTCACTTCCGAGAAAACGCTTCTTGCCACGTTCCCGGTGCTTATCCTCGTAATCACGGTGGTACACGCTCTGGCTGTGATTCAGCTCATACACGAATGCCTTGCGCTCCTCAAAGTCTTTCTTCTCTGCCTTGTACTTCTCGCAGGTATCGTGGCAGGCTTGGTGGCGTGATGTGCAGTTGAGACAACAGGTAATCATTCTTCGCCAAATCTCCTTTTTGTTACAGCTACGCAGAAGCTTTCGATTTCGCTTGCCCACCGTGCAGTACCCTCGCCGTATGCTCTTTGCCAGACTAGAGGGAAACCACCCAGACCATCGAACAAACTGCCCAGTGTAGGCTTTTCTTTCAGGTAAGGGCGCATCTTCTGCACCAACCAGAACCACTGCGGCAAAGCGATTGAGTTGCCCAGAGCCTTGTACCGTGGGCTGTCAGCGTATTTGTGCTTCTTTCCTTTGCTATCCGTCCAGTCACCAATGTTGGTGTAATCGTCAGGGTAGCCTTGTAGCCGTTCACATTCAACAGGGGTCAGGCGGCGAACAACCCAACGGATGGCTTTCTCTGCAATCAGGCATTCGCTACCATTGCCGATGTTCCCAGCTTTCGCTTTCAAGGTTGAGCATTTGTTGCTTTCCTTGTAGTGGCTGAAAGACTGTTCGTTGAAGGTCTTGCGTTCGATTGCGATAGCCGTGTAGTCTGTGATTCTGTTTTCGTGGTCGCCCGTAATTGTTGGCACTATCTGGCCGTCACCATTTCCTCGTGCATCAAATATTTTTCTTTCCGTGACCATTGGAACATACCCGCCGCCAAGACCCATGCTTGCTGGAAGCGTTGGACAGATGCCGTTCTGTGAAACCGTTGCATGGACTTGGTTACTTTCTAGAACAATAGGTTGGTGTACGTGTTCCGATGCCCGCAATGTCCCCGTCATGTTATAGGACACACTCATCGCCCATCCGCCTTGGTCATTTAAGACGGGAATTGCTTGGAAAAGCGTCTGATCTTGGAGCGTCGATAGCGTCCCGGTTTTCTCCGTTTGTACCAGTGCGCCCTTGCCGCCACCGGCACGGCCTGACCGGATTTTCAAGGTGTAGGCTTGTCCCCCATGCTGTCCCACCATTCGATCATTTCCAGCAATGCTGCTTCCAGCAGCTCCGGTAACTTCTTGCCACGTCGGGATGCACGGGTCAGGATACCTTGACAGGCTCGTGCGCTCAAATAATATTTCTCCGGCGCGTTGGCCTCCAAGGTCGATGATAAGAGCGATACGTTTTCTACGCTGGGCCACTCCGAAATATTGACTGTCGAGCTGTCTCCAAGCCAAAGACCATCCGTTTCCGGCGATTGCTCCGGCTTTGCTCCATTTGCCCCCTCTACCCGAAGGTCGAGGAATTGAAGCGTCTGGCTGTTCCACGCGGGCAAGTTCTTCCAGCACGGCTCTGAAATCTTCTCCTCCATTGGAACTGAATGCTCCGGGTACGTTTTCCCAAACAGCGAAAGTTGGATACAGTCCATTTGTGCTTGACCTCATTTCTTTTATGATCCGAACCGCTTCCATGAACAACCCGGAGCGTTCTCCGGCAAGTCCTGCTCTGCGTCCTGCAATGGACAAGTCCTGGCACGGGCTTCCGAACGTGATGCAGTCCACAGGCTCTATCTTGTCGCCGTGAATCTTTGTGATATCGCCCAAGTGTTTCATCTTTCCAAGCGCCCGTCCAGCCAGATAGCGCAGCTCTTATATAAGGTAGGAGGTCAGTCCGTTTTGTCTTTGCAAGCTTGTTTACAGGCTTCGCATTTATGAAACGGCTTATCAAGCCAGCACTCGAACAAAAGACATTTAGGAAGGTCAAATTCCATAGGAGCCTTTCTTCCGTGCGTTCTGTTTCTTCGGACGTGATAATGGCAAGCCATTACATATCCATCAACATCTTCTCCGTATGCACAACTTGTTGCATCAGGTGAAACCATGTGCTTAACATTGATTTCGATTTCTTTTCTCATCTTATCACTCTTTTTGAAATTTACGTTGATACGTTATTTTAGAACGGCAAATCTTCACTGTCCTGAATTACGGCGAAGTCGCCAGTGTCAGGCGCAGAACCAGACCCGCCAGCCAGCGTTTTCTTCGGTCTGACTTCATAGTCGCCAGAACGAATCTTGTCCACGCTGGTGAAGCGGTCAACAACGAGCTTGGTCTTGATATTTCCATCGTTGCCCATGTACTCTTCCTCACGGAGAACCACGCCGACCAGCTTGCCACGCAGGGTCTTTTCATCGTTGTTGAACTTGTAGCCGGGATTGGACTGCTCCACAGCGGTGATAAAGCCCTTGAAGAACGGCATCGCCTTTTCTTTGTAGCTCTTGATGGTCCTGCCGCCCCATGCCCATTCGCCCGGATTCAGCTTGCCACGCTCGATAAGGGAAGCGGTCTGCTCACGCCAGTAACCATTGAACTCGCCCTCTGTGACTTCCCACTCGATGTTCAGGCGCTCCTTTGCGGGTTCGTCCGTTGCCTTGCAGATACCGGCAACATAGCCGCCAACAGGCAGGTCACGACGTTCTGTGGCTTCCTGCACGTCATTCCAGTTGATGTTCTTCATCTGTTACTCTCCTTTGTTATCCGGCTGAACCGGGATGTTGTAATACTCACGGATGGTCTTGTCTACGGCAGCGAGGTCGTTCTCAATCAGCGCATCGTTGAACATTCCAAGCGGCGTTTTCACGGTGTCCATCCCATCATTGCGAGTGCTGAACAGGTATCGCCCATCCTTCACAACGGTTTTCAGAACGATGGTGAAGTACCCCTCCACGCAGACCTTCTCGTCCAGCAGCTTGCCGATGGTCTTGAATTTCTCGCCACCGTCTCCGTCACGCTCGCTGTGGCCGAAAAAGTAGACCACAACATCGTCCGGCAGTTCCTTCGCCCGCATCAGCAAAGCGTTGAAGTTAGCTGCCATGTCGGTGAACTTCTGGAATCCGGCGACCTTTGCGTTCCGCATGAACTCGCCAGTCATAAGATAGGTAGCATCGTCAATGACGATGGACTTGCGCTTGGTGCTGTGGATTGCGGCATCAATCTTGCCGTAGTCGTTTGTGATATAGGTTTTCATGTTGCTACGGAACGGCAGCGGCTTGCCAAGCACGTTGATAACCGCCACCTGTTCCGGGTCAAAGTTCCGAAGCGAAGCGGACTTGCCGCTGCCGGAGTGACCGTAGACCATTACTAATACTGCCATCAGTTGTTCTCCTTCCTTGCTTCTTTTCTCGCTTTACGGCAAGCCGGGCAACGCTTGGGCAGTGCCATGTTATGCGATTCAAAGAAAATGCGCTCTGCGCGGGTGATTTCAAAAGTCTTGCCGCAGTCACGACAGGTCTTCTGAACGCTTGTCTTAGAATCGCACGATGCCCTAAATTCAGTTTCTGTAATAGCATGCTGTTCCGAAACAGAATCCATGACACTTCTTACGAATCTATGCTTCGTCGCATAACCGTTCTTGAGCAACGTATCTTCCAGCACTGCTTCCTTGCATTTCGCGCAAAGAGTTTCCGTGCTGTTCGGGAACACTGAAAAAGGCTTATTGCACTTTTCGCAGTGCTTGATTTCTTTCTTGTATTTGCCCATTTTCTTTCCTTTCTTCGGCTTCATTAGGCTTCATTATTCTTACTTTGGCTTAATATGGCTGTACAAAAATCAATCTCCCCAGCACACGGAATCCGCTTCATCTGGCCGCTGCCATTCAGGTTCTTCGTCCGCTTTGGGTGCGAAGTAGTAGTCATCGGGCGGCTCAACCATGCCACCGAACCGATCAAAACAGCCGGAGCAATCGTACATTTCGTTCATTCTGCATTCCTCCATTTGTTGGTATGATGTGTTGCACGGCTGATTTTCTTGCTTTTACGGTCGTCATATTCATTTTCCGCAGTAACACCAAGTGCGCACATGACAAGCGCCACAGCCAAAAGCGAAACTGAGAGAAAAGTGTAAAATAGCCCAGCTCCAAGCGTTGTTGCGTTTTCAATTAAGCCTCCGCAGCCAACAGACAAAATCGAGAACAAAATCCCAACTGTAACTAATATCGTCGCTTTTACGCTTTTCATTTTTCCACCTTTTTCAACACGACATCAAAGTAATCCGGGTTTGAGTTATCGACGATTGCGTATGCGTTCAGAACATCGCATATCTTCAAAAGTGTCCCTGTTCTGATCCCTTCTTTGTGCCTGGCTCTTCTTCTCCCGAGAATGCTGTCCAGTGTCGGCCTTGACACTGTGCTTTTGCGGCAAAGCTCATTCACACGAATGCCGCGTTCTTTCATGGCATCTTCGAGCGTCATTTTTTCTCACCCTTGTGCCCGAATACCCAAGCCGATGCGGCGATGACTGCGGCTGCAATAGTGTATTTCGCAGCTTCAATGCCAACCATCACACCGATCTCGTTCATCAGCCACATATTCACAAGGAGGAATGCCAGGATGATTGCCAACGTCCCAGCCCAAATCAAGATAAGTTCAACCAACGTCTTCACACTCAGTCCTCCCGTCCACCAACGGCACATTCTGCAACTGTGTCTTCAATTTTCTTGCGCAGCATTACACAAACCATGCGGATTTCTTTCAGCTTCAAGCCGGAACTAATGACCATGCCATACATATCATTTACGAGCTCGTACGCCTTGGGGAACAGGTCATCCCGTTCAAGTTTTTGCTTGTATCTTTTGTTTTTGTACATTTCTTGTAGTCCTTTCTTTGGATATGTTCTAGGCGGTCAGCTTCTCGGCTTTGCCATCGAATCTCCCGCTTTCCATAATATTTGCCGTTCATCTTTACCACCTATCAATCGTTCCAAGCTGTAGCCCAAGCACTACCTTGCCGTATGTTGTGCCAAGCTCCTTTGCCTTTGCTTTGATTTCCTCGATGGTATAGTCCTTATTCTTCGGCTTTGCCTTTTTCCGCTCCGGCTTCTTGTATTGGCCGCTTTTACCGCTTTTTCGATACTTCTCGCGCAGCTTTTTTTGTGAGGCCGCGTAAGCTGCTTTCGAGCACTCTGCGTGATATTTCTGGCAAACATTTCTCCGCACAAGTGGTTTACCGCACCAAGCACAAGGAACCGGCTTTGCGGTTTCTTTGCGCTTGGCCTCAGTTCGTTTTCGGTTACGTTCTCTGCCTCGCTCCAAATTTGTAATGCTGTAGCAGTTAAGGCAGTATTTTCGATTTGCGGCTACCATTCCAAGAAGAGCTCCACAGCGCTCACAGTATTTAATCTCCACACCGCTCTCCTGCTTTCTTCTTGGCTTCCCGGTTATGCCGTTCAAAGCACTGGTTCAGCATCTTTTCCATCCACAGTACCTTGTTGGCTTCGTTCCGTGACACGCCCGCTGCCATCGCCAGCTTTAGCCTCCGCTTGCGACTTGGCGCTTTGTAAAAGTTCATCGCCAGCACTCACCGACCTTTTTGACAATAAAAGCGGGCACATCCCTGCTAGTAGCCCGGCACAGGCAGACACACTTGGAAACCCAAGTATCAAAATAGGCAGAAAGGATACAGCACGTTGCATTTCGTTTAAAGCTTTCATCGCCCGGGCTTTTAAGCCAAACGGAAACCGCCTTGTAGTAGTACGCTTCCGTGACTCCGCACCATTCAATGCTATACCCATCCAAGCACAACTGTTCCATAATCTTCATCGCCAGATGCTTCGCTTCGGCGAGTTCCTTTTCCGTCCACTTGAGCTTGTCCGCTTCATAGGCCCTTGTCGCCTCATCAATAGCGTGGTGCGCTTCGTCCGGGTACTCAAGGTCTACCTTTAAGGTAATGATTTGTTCCATGTTTACCTCCTTACACCGCACCGTCAAACGCCTTATCCATAGCGTCCATGACAGGCTTCAGGCGTTCCAGCGTGTTGTACTTCTGCTTGAAGCTCTGTGCATTTTAGTTCTCTCTTTCTTTTTTGCTTGTTTGCTCAAATGCGTTTGCAGTCACATCTGAGGTTCGTTTTCGGTATTCTGCTCGATTTCAAGAATCTTGCAGATACTCTGGATAATCTTCTCCGGCTTTCGCTCGCCACGAAGAATCTTGTAGAGGTACGAATCATCAAGGAACAATCCAGTATCGCTTTGAACCGCCTGAATCAGCTCCGTTTGCTTCATACCTCGCTGCAACAGCTTCATCTTCACTTCCAGCTCAAAGCCAGAACGGAAGTTTTCTTTCAAAATTCCACCTCCATTTGCTAAAATCTATTGACAAGTACGGAAAACTGTACTAATATAAGGGTGTAGAGAGTTTATATTGTACAGCGTTCTGTACTGCCCATGTCTGTATTATAGTACAGTCTTCTGTACAAGTCAACTCTTTTGTACAAAATTCTGTGCATTTGTATACTTGCACAAATATGGGAGTGTTCTTATGTCGGACTTGTACAGTAACATCCATGCACTCTGTGAAAAAGAGGGCATCAAAGACGGAACCCTTTGTAGTAACATTGGGATTCGACGCAGTTTTCTTTCCGAATTGAAAGCCGGAAGAACTAAAAGCCTTTCCACAGAGGTTCTTTCTAAGATTGCAACTTATTTCAACGTATCGGTTGACTACCTTCTTACTGGCAACCAAAAAGAAAACCCGCCCCAGCAGCCGCAAAGTGAAGTCGATGCAGCAGTGGAGCGGATTAGAAGAAAACTTGAATCTATGCCGAAAGAACAGCGTGAAGCGCTGATGAACCTGATCGAGAAGATGTGACGTTCATGCCCGGTAAAATAAAAGAATCCCTTGTGCCGGGCTGGTGTAGCTCTGCGCAAGGGATTTTCTATTATTCCAAATCTAGGGCTTGCTCCGCTACCGGAATCTTTTCAGGATGTTCCAGCAGCCATGCAATAAATCGGTCAATCTTAGCTCTTTCCTGTTCACTCATTGTGGCATATCCTCCCGATTGGTAAGTGCAGATGTTCATTTGATACGATTATACATCTTTTAGTTGTCAAGTCAATGTATTTTTAACAACTTCATAAAAATCGAACGTTTTCTTCACATCCATTACTTCACATCAGGGAAGCCAAAAATTGCAATGACAATGATTAAGAGCCACATTAAGTTTAAGTTACCCTTTGCTTTGTAACATTCCGTTGAGCATGGAACGAAAGGGGTTTTCAGGCAACTTGTCCAGAACATCTGCTTTGACAAGCGCGTTTGTGCTAATGCTATGCGAAACATTGTTTAGCTGCACAATGGCATCGTCCAAGTCTTTTACGGTTGCTCCACGCCGTTCCATTGACTGGAGGAAAGTTTTCACTTCTTCAAGAACGACAGGGTTTTCGACTTTATAGAATCCATTCGTAAAGTCCATCTTCTTCTCCTTTCACAGTTCTACAAGCTGTCCGTCAATGCGTTCGATGTTATCTGCCGGGTCGCGCCCATCGTCCAAGGCGGCTATGGCGCGTTCAAGAACGTTTTTTGCTTCTTCATAAGCAAACTTATCAGCATCGTTGTTTGCAAGGTTGTAGACCAGCTTTAAGGCGGTCTGTCGGGCATATGGAATGAGCATGGTGTCAATCTGATTCATACACTAACCCTCCCACGGTTTCGGCGTTTTGTTTTCGTTCGGTTCAGATGCGGGCATTCCGTCAATGATAATCATATTGTTACCTCCTGTTTTGATTGTTTTTTCGATGGTACAGTTATAACACAGGCTGCTGTTGGTTCTCCATAGCAGCTTTTTCCATTTTTTGGATTGTCGAATCCGGCAGTTTTGCCGAATTTTGTTGAAGGGGTGAGAATTTATGGATGAATATTTAGTAAGAACAGCCAAAGCATTGGAGATAGCTCGAATGCGTTCCGGCTTGAGCCAGCAGAAATTGGCGGCAAAAATGGGCGTGAATCGTGGTACGGTAGCAAATTGGGAGCAAGGTCTGGCAGCCATCTCCCTTCCGATGGCTATGCGTTGGTTCACTTGCTGCGGCGTATCGGCGGCTCGATACATAGACGCTTGCATTCACCCAGGGCTGCTGGAGCATCTGGAAGATGACCTTTCCGATTTGGAGAAACGGCGGATTCTCATAGATGCCATGATGGAGTGCTCCTCCTATGAGATAGATGCCTTATTGTACATCCGGTACGGAGATCACGGTTCAGATCACATCGGTGTGCTGACGGAGATTCTGGCAAACCTCCACACGCCGCTCAAGGACAGGGTCGCTGTCTGCCGGATGGTGTCCGGTAGCTATGAGATGGCGCAGGCTACCGGAACAGATCCCGACCCGAACGGAACCGCCCCAAAGATGGAGATTCTTTATCAGGCGCAGGATGCTGGAACGGAAGCTGCTATGAAGTCCAACGATTCCTATACCGTGAATCCAAATAACATAAGTGGCTGATTGTCGAATTATCGCAGTTTTTGAAGAACATTTTGTCCACGTTCATCCACTTTTTGTACACGTTTCGTGCAGATTAGGTATACCTTTACCTTGTCAATCCGTCCCCCATAGGCTGTAAATCGACAACATTTGCGCGGAATAAATAACGAATTAACGTTATTCTGCCTTTTGCGATTAAGTAGCTTGTCAATCCGTCCCCCATTGTGCAGATTAGGTATACCTTTCCATCCACTTTTTGTACACCTATCCACAATCCGTCCACATTTGGCATGGCTAACGGAAGGTCGCTTCACCACCGGTACAGTCTTATTCAGCAAGTGACGGATTGAGTTATCCACAAACTGGAAAGGAAAAATAAAGAAATTGTTGAAAATTATCGTCATCGGCTATTTAACGATGATATTTAACCTCTTGTTTATTTCTTGTTTAATATATAATAAGTAGACGGGGGACGAAATGACAAAGCATGGGGGACGTTTTGACAAGTCATGGGGGACAAAATGACGAGGATATGGGGGACAAAATGACAAGTCATGGGGGACGAAAAACGTTGACACGTCCCCCTACTTGTGGTATACTGTTTTCAGACCATTAAAGGAAGTGAGCAGATGCCAAAAATATCAGACAATAACCTTGTTGAGAAAAGCAAGTCCCTTGTGTGGGCAAAGTTTAGGGACTACACAGCAGGAGAACTTCGTCTGCTAGAGGTTTACTTGTCAAGGATAAATCCGAGAGACCCAAGTAGTAGCCGTGTAGAGTTCACTTTGGCGGAATACAGGGAGCTTCTTGGACTGAAAAGCCTTGATGCAAGAAGGATTGAGCCGCAGATTAAGCACTTTTTAGGCAATACGGTGTCGATTCCAATTGACAAAGAGAAGGGCACGTTTGAAAGCTTTGTCTTATTTACAAGGGCAAAATTGGACTATGTGCCCGAAACAAGGTCTTACGTTGTAGCAATCACCTGCAACCCTGACCTGCGCTCTATTTTCTTTGACATTGCCGAAAGCGGATATGTTCGATATCGTCTGCGTTACACGTCACGAATGAAGTCACAGTACAGCATCTTGCTCTATTCGATTCTTCGGGATTGGTTGAATATGGACAACAAGCCGCATGAAATCAGTCTGAAGAGGTTGAGAGAACAGCTCGGTGCGATGGAAGCCAGCTATGACGTTTACAAGAACCTTCGCAAGCGAGTGCTTGACGTTGCGGTGGATGAAATCAATGCCGTGTCTGACATTGTTGTGACTTACGAACCAGTCCTTGTGGCACGAAAAGCTGTGGCAGTCAAGTTTAAGCCAAAAATTAAAGCGTCTGAGACGTTGATTGAAGCGCAGGCAAGCGAAGTACCGGCCGAACCTCAAAAAGCCGTGAGAAAGCCCCGCAGAAGCGGATACGAGGATTTTGACTGGTCTGTGTGTGACGAACTGGAAAAGCAAGACTGCATTGACGTGGCGAAGGTAGTTGAAAAGTGGATGAAGAAAGAGCATCCTGAAATCAAGCTGCCGAGACGCAGAGAAGCAGTTTATGACACGGTAAAAGCTGCATACAACGACATCTTGTCTTTAGACAGGTCTCCGTTCCCTGACAGACCTGTTGGTTATTTAATCAGAAGCGTAGACAAGGCAGGTATTGTAGACAGGTATATGCCAGCGTTCTATTCCATTGAAGCCTTGCAAGAGTAGTCAGATGTAGCATATTGAACAGATGAAGCAGAAAGGAGAAAACGATGAACAAGGTTTATGTAGTTCTTGCGGGATGTATGGACGATTTATCTATAGAGGGTGTATTTTCTTCCGAAGAAAAAGCAAAAGCATATATTTCTGAAATGATGAAAGACGCATATCAAGCAAGCACGAAACCCTATTTTGAAGAATGGGATGTGCAATAAAGAAAGAGTGATAAAATGGCAAAAATCATAGCGGTCGCCAACCAGAAGGGCGGTACAGGAAAGACTACCACAAGCACCTGTCTGGCTGGTGCGTTGCAGTTGCTTGGCAAGAAAGTCCTGTTGGTGGACTGCGATGCCCAGTGTAATGCAACGGACACCTACGGCGCACAGATAGAGGACGTATGCACCCTGTTTGACGTGATGACACGACAAGGCACGGCCGAAGAAGGAATCCAGCACTGCGAAGCTGGTGACATTCTTCCGTCCGACAGCGCATTGAAGGACATTGACGAGCAGCTTGTCCGAGACATGGGAAAGAACTTCCGGTTGCGAGAAGCCCTTGAAAGCGTGTCTGAGCAGTACGATTATATTGTGCTGGACACTCCCCCGCAGCTTGGTCTTATGCTTGTAAATTCGTTGATCGCATCGAATGGTGTCATTGTTCCGATGACCCCCGACCGATATTCTGTAGCTGGTTTGAGCCAGCTTTCGCAGACCATCGGCGATGTTCGCAGATACTTCAATCCGACTTTGAAGATTGAAGGTCTGCTTCTGAACGAGTACAAGAGCAGAGAGAACCTGTCCAAAGAGGTTGTGGAGCAGCTTCCTGTGATTGCACAGAGCATGGGCACAACCCTGCTGGATGTGAAGATTAGACCGTCTATGGGCGTTCGTAAGGCTCAGGCAGAGCGGCATAGCTTGTTCAGCGGTGACACAGCAAAGAGTACCAGTGCAGAGGATTTTAAGGAGTTGGCGCAGTATCTTGTTGGAGGTGAAGGCTGATGAAATCAACCAGCAAAAAAGCATCCGGTTTGTTGGGCGGGTTTGATTTTCAGCCTATTTTTTCGGAACAGGCATTAAGCCGAAGTGAGCCAAAGGAAGAAGAAGTAAGCCAAGCAAAGCCGAACGAAGCCGAACAAGTGCCAATTAAGCAAAGTGAAGCCACAGACAGCCATGCACAGCCTAATGAAGCACAGTTAAGCAGTGTTAAGCCGAAGCAAGCCAAAGATAGCGGAACACAGCCAAACAATGCCGTAGTCAGCGAAAGCAAGCCGAAGAAGCTGAAACAAGCGAAGGAAGTTCAACGTCTTATCGAACAAGGCGATGTATCCGGCGCACTAGCAGAAGCTGGTTTGACAAAGAAAAAAATCCCGATGCCGGAATCGCATCAGGGCGTTGCAAGTGGTGATGGCAAGCGTTCCAAGCGCATTACCATCCTTATGAGCGAGGAAGAGCGAAAGTACATCAACCGTGAAGCAAGACGGCACGGAATGACGATTGGGCAGTTCGTGTACGCTCTGGCGGTTGCAGCGGCAGAGGGAAAGATTGAGTTGGAGGATTTCTTGGAGGATTGAGGTATGTCGTGAAACACGATATACCTGTAACCTGTATCTTCCGGTATTAGGTGTTGACTTTTAAGCACACAAATAGTATACTTGATGTGCGCTCAAAAGTGGAGGTGAACGCATGAGTGCAAAAATGGGAAGACCAAAGCTGGAAAACCCGAACAGTGTTCGCACAAGCGTCCGTTTGGACGTGAATACTGACAAACAGCTTTCGGATTATTGCGAAAAAAACGGCATTTCTAAGGGAGAAGCCGTTCGTGAAGCTGTCCAGCAATGGCTTGAACATCAAAAATAAAAAATCCCCTAAACTGTTCGTAACTTGGCGGTCACCGGCAGTTTAAGGGATTACACTCCATGCGATTATGGGTGATAAATCCATTATATCATCTTCATAGTTGTATTACAAGCAAGATTTTTGTGGTAAAGCCAATGAACATTCCAGCAACGAAAGAAGAGATTCTCGAAAATTTCAAGCAAAACAGCAATGGCCGTCCGCTCAACAAGGATGATTATGAGATTGCGGAAGCGTTATCTCGAATCACTTACAAGGCGTATGAGGTCGGAATGGAAGATGCTAAACAGTTGTATATGGAGGATATGATGGATAACAAGAGATGTAACGCACTTCACGTTTTTAAGAACAAGACCTTTGGTCAGCTCCGCACGATTGAAGAAGATGGTAAAATTCTTTTCTGTGCTTCTGACGTGGCAAAGGCACTTGGCTATACCAATGCACCGGATGCAGTAAAACGTCATTGTCGGTATACTGTAAAACGCAGTACACCTCACCCGCAAGCAAAAGATAAGATGATTGAAGTAACTTTCATCCCAGAGGGCGATGTTTACCGCCTTATCACCCACAGCAAGTTGCCCGGCGCAGAGAAGTTCGAGAGTTGGGTTTTCGATGATGTTCTTCCGTCTCTCCGCAAGAATGGCTATTACAGCCTTGCCCCGCAGGAGAACAAGCCCGACACGCGGAACGATGCAATCTTGCAAGTGCTGATGAAGAACACGGAAGTCCTGCAAGCCATCGTTCAGCAGAACCAGCAGATTATGATTGCACTTACCAACCTGTCTGTCAACGATGCAAAGCGCACGATGGAAATTCAGCCTTACACTTCCCATCAGGGGCAGAAGGGTGACGGCAAACGTAGCAAGCGAATCACAATCCTTATGAGCGACAGCGAACGGACGTTCGTTACGAGAGAAGCACGAAAGCACGGATTCACGGCAGGAGAGTACATCTACAACCTGTCCGTTGCAGCATCGAAAGACCAGATTGACTTAGGCTGATAAGATTGGAGGATTGACGTATGATGATGTCAAAGGAATTTTACGAAGAAAGCATTAGCCGTTTACAGAAAATGGTCAAACACGGAGTTTACGTTCTTTTGTTCGATGCCTTTGCCGTAGCGGTTCAGATTCCGTTTATCTTTGCTGGTAAATGGGTTACAGCGCACTTGATTTTGTCCATCGCCGTATCTTTTGTAGCGGGATTTAGCTTTAACACGCTTGTAGATAGCAAAAGACAACTCGACGCGTACAAGGCAGACATGAAATTGTACTACACCAAATAAAATAGCCCCTGTGTAGTCGTAATGACCGCACAGGGGTTTTGTTTTACTTATCAGCAATGCAATCCCAGTAGAGATACGCCTTGCCATCTGCGGCATCTGCGTCCTCAAGGAACGCCTTTGCCATGTCAGCGTAGAAGCCCGGAGTGTCAACAGACTGACGCTTTGCGACCTGACAATAATCCGAGTACATCATGTTCATGACAGCCCAGAAATCGTTCGGGTCACAGGTGATATTGCGCTGTTTCGCAACGTCCTGCGTCTGTTCCAACGTCCAGTGACAGCCCTTCGTGCCGTCAGCATTCACCATGCTGTCACACCATTCCTCCGCTTCATCGTGGGTGAGGTGCTGGCGTGGCATCTTGATAGAGCGGCTGTCCGCACCGCCACGCTCATACTGCCCAGACCGCTTGTCCCAGTCTCCGTTCTGCGAGAAGCCGATTTGCGGCATTCTGCGCCCATTCTCTACGTCAGGATAGCGGGGGATAGGGTAGGGGTCGATGTAGCGGTTCTCCTCCTGCGGATAGTAAGGATAGCGGTCGTTACCGCCTTCCAGCTTACGCAGACGGCGTTCCATCTCACGCTCCCTGCGGTCACGCTCTTCCTCAAGGCGGTCACGTTCCGGCTCACGGTTTTTGTCGTGGTCACGGAACATCATCATGCGGCGAAAATTAGTCTTGCCCATAATATACACCTCCTCAAGAAATAGACGCGGGCGCACCGGCGTGGGAACGGCAGAAGCAGCCAAGATACTTGAACGTGCCGGTGCCGGTGGCAGACGTTGCCACGCGGGTGGCGTAGCGGGTGCGGGTGTGGATGCTCTCAGCGGTTGCTTGAGCGCAGTTGCAGTCGGTCAGAGGGTATGCGGTCGTGCCTGCACCGATGGTAATGACCACAGGGGCGTTGATGGTGGTCGTGTCCGGGATGCTCTGGGCAACTACGATGCAATACTTCTCTCCGTTCTGGTATGCGCCAGCAGGGATGTTGATGGTCAGCGTATCATTGGCGAACGTCACCGCATCCGAGATGACAAGGTGCGGGCAGAGTTTGCAGCTTGTTTTGCAAGCCATAATGTTTTCCTCCTAAAAAATCAGGGGCAGAGGTGTTTTACCCCTGCCCCGATGGTTCACCCGGTGTTATCGGGGAGTGCGTTGGTTAGCAGCAGCCGCAGCAGTTCACGCCCACGTTGGGGTTTGCCACCTGATAAGCGGGGATCGGGCGAGGATTGACCCGGTTCAGGATGGTGTCAGTCTGCTGAGCCATTGCATTGGTCAGCAGGGTATTCTGGTCTTTCTGAGAGATGATACCTTTCAGGCTCTGGTTCTCAGCGGTCAGAGTGGCAATCTTATCCTGCGTGAAGTAGTCCATCATGCTGCGGAAGTTGGCGTTGCAGTTGTCCACGATGGCGCGGGCGTTGTCTGCGATAGCCTGACGGGTAGCGCAGTCCTCCGTTGCGATGGTATACTTCAGGTCGCCGATCAGCTGCTTGTTCTCGCAGCAGCAAGATGCCAGCTGCGTGGCAAGTGCGGTCTGACCCGCCTGCCGTGCGTTGCCCTCCTGCATGATGGCAAGGTTGATGGCATTGTCGCCGTTGGACACGCTGCGTTCCAGACCGTTCACCAGCTGCGCGTTCTGGTAGCCAAGCTGACAGATCGCCTGATTGGTGCCAGCAAAGCCGCCAGCAATAGCGGCGTTGATGCCGTTGATCTGCGCCAGCTGGTCATAGCCCAGAGAGCAGATGCCGCTCTGGATGCCTGCCAGAGAACGGGAAGTATCCTGCTGGTAGAAGCCCTCAGACAGAGCCGCGCGGGTGTCTGCACCGCCCTGACCGGTTGCGCCAGTGCCGACCAGATAGGGGATGTAGCTCGCCATACCGTTGTCGCCGCCGTTGCGCCCGTTGCCGTAGTTGCCCCAGCCGAAGATAATAGCGAGGATGATGACAGCCCACAGACCTTCGTTGCCGAAGAATCCGCCGTTGTTATTGCCGCCATCCTGCCCAGCCAGATAGCCAGTTGCAAAATCGTCCATACCAAAACTCCTTTCAGTTTTGCGTTATGCCATCCCACCGCCGTATGCGATGGGCGAAGCCAAACAAGTGCGGTTTTTGTCAAGTCCGCAAAACTGAGAAGCGTTTCGCTTAGAGGTATGCTTTATCGGGGAAGCGTCAAATTCAGGACGCTTGCCAGCTGGTTCAGGTCGATTCCACGCTCTTTGGCGAGGTTCTGCGCCATCGTTCGGAGCTGTGCTTCGTTTTTACCCTGAATCAGGTTCAAGCCCTGCATGATGGGGGCGCTCTGCCCACCCAGCTGCTGGATAAGCCCCATCGGGTTCTGACCAGCACGAGCCAGATTTGCAAGCTGCATGATAGGACTGTGAGTAATCATATCAAACGGAGAGGACATCGCTTATTCTCCTTTCTTCGCTGCGGCAGCTGGTTTAGAGAAGCTCTTCTGCCACTTTTCCAGTTCATCTAGCCGATGCACAAGGGCGTTGTACTGCTCAATAGGCACATACTGCTGTGTCGGTGCAGCGGTCTGCTGTGCCTGTTGTGCTTGCATCTGTCTCCATGCTTCCGGGCTGTAAAACTCCTGCACATAGGATTCGCAGGTGTCCGGGTTGAGACGCTTGCAGTAGATCACGCCACTGCGCAAGTCCGGGCAGTAGGTCGGTCTGCCGTATAGGTCAGACGGTATTGCCAAAAATTCTTCTCTGCTGGAAACAGGTCTACCAAGCAACCAACCGCCATCTTGTGCCGACTGCTGAACAGGCTGCTGCCCATTCATCGGCTGCGGACGCTGCGGCTGCGCCTGCTGCATCTGTGCGTTTGGCAGGGGAGTGGTAAGCCCAACTGTGCCCATGCCGCCGTAAGGATTTACAGGCTGCTGCGGAACGTAGGGCGTTCCGGGTGTCGGATAATAGCTCATAATACATCCCTCCTTGTGCATCCAGTGTACCGCATCAGCAAAAAGCAAAGGACAACGAAGGCACAACGAAGGACAAAAAAGAAAAGCGCCCACACGGAAAAATCCGCATGAGCACTTAACTGTAAGGATGCACACATTGGAGTGCAATGCTAAGATACCACATCATCCAATATATGGCAATGCTTTCGACAAAACTAGTGCGAATAAAATAAAATCCACCAGCCTAAAGCTGATGGATTATAAGTGAACGAATAATCGCCCTGCCACCGAAGTGGCAAAATTGCGTCTCCAGCATGGTACGCACTGCGAGTAGGCGGGCGGGAGACTGTATCAAATATCCACCTTAATGCGCTTCTTCGAGAGGCCGGGTGGATTTGTTGAGATGATTATACCACAAATCGTGCAAAAAGAAAACAGCGTAACCGTGATGGCTGGAACCCATCAGGATTACGCTGCAGACCGCGCCATATAGAACTAGTCTCCAGTAATAAGGATATAATTCTAAAGGCACTTGACTCATGTTACATTATATCACACATCCAGCATTTTATCAATAATTTTCAGTCTATTGCCGATTGATGTCCGACAATACGGCACACGCGCTGCAATATCAACTTGGCATAGCTGGTCAACGTACCGCAACCGGGCGATTTTCCGGTCATACCTCCCAAGCGGCGCACGTTTTATCACAGCTTTTATCTGTTCTGCATTAAGCCCTTGCAACGCTGGCGGAAAGACTATGCGAGCCGCCGCCACAGGCAGCACCGAGCCAGAAAGGCTGCGGCAGCTCTCCAGCGTTGCGCACCATTACGGGGACGTTACCGAGATGGTATGTTTTCGTGAGGCCACGAAAACGTTCGTGTATAGCGTACATTTTGTTGGTGTCAACAAAATGCTCGTATGTAGTGCCCATGATATCCTCCTTACTGCTTTTGCAGTGCCGCTCTCATGCGGTCAAAGAAAAATTGAATCACGATGCCGATGGTCTCATCGGTAATGGCCCACGAGATGAATTTTCCGTACTTGCTTGTGGCCAGGGCCGCGCGGAGCATCTGAGCCACCCAGGCTTTGCGCTCCGCGCCTTTCTTGGTGCCCTGGATATCCTTTTCTGCCTGCTCGATGAGCTGGAGCACGGTGGGCTTGACTGCCGCACCATACCCCAGCCGGATGCAGCCAAGGGCGTAGAAGATAAAGCCGCCCAGCATCAGAGCAAGGGCCACCGGGCCAGGGACGGCGCTCAGAAAATTGCTTACTGCTTCCATGTCGTCACTCCCTCTAAAAGATACTTGTCAATGTCAGCTTTTGATTTTTCCATACCGGCTTTATTATCGCCGTTCAACTGGGCGTCAAGAAGATTGCGCACGCCGTCCAGCGTCAGGCGGCTCACCCGGTCGATTTCGTCAAAGCGCTTCAGGTCTCTGGCAAGAGCGGCACTGTGCTGGAGCTGCCCCTGCTCGATGACTCCCACGCGCCTGTCCAGCTCATCCAGCCGTTTGTCTTGTGCATTGTTGGGAGCCTGTGCCTTTTTGATGTACTTGTGGATGATGTCCAGCACCTTGTCCAGCGTAATCGCTGCCGCGCACGCACTGCCCAAGATGCTCACAATCCAAATTAAAGCCTCTTTTTCAGCCATGTGCCCTCCCTGAGCCGCGTCAGGCCCTTTGTCTTGATGATCTTCGGGTAGTTGCGGGTGGTCACGTTGAGGTCAACGTTGCCGGAGATGCCCGGCACAGAGCCTTTGCTGGTGTGCTGGTGGGCGTGGTAGATGTAATCCACCTTTGGCGTCTTGCCCGTGTAGTCCGCCAGCCAGACGTCCCAGCGGCCAGCTAGGCGCTGCATGTCCAACTCATAGCTGTAACCCGTGTAGGTGTACAGCTGGGCATAGAATCCCATGGCTTCCACCTTTTCCAGCGCATACGCCACCACGTTGGTGAGGTCAAGCGTGGAGAGTTTTTTGAGTTTATTTTCTTCCACGTCCACGCACACGGGCATGGTGAGCTCTTTGCCGTGTACTGCTTCCCGCACAAGGGCCAGCTCTGCATCTGCCATAGCTTCGCTGGTGGCGTAGGTGTAGTAATAGACGCCCACGTCCAGCCCAGCGGCCCGGGCGCCGCGGTAGTTGCGCTCAAAGGTCGGGTCGATGTACAGGCCGTCTGCCCGTTTGGAGAGCTTGCGGTTGGTGGATACCGTCTTGAGCATGGCCCCCTTGTAGCCAGCCGCTTTGACCTTGCGCCAGCCGTCGAGGGTGATTTTGCCCTGATAGCGGCTCACGTCGAGATAGCGGTAGGGCGGCTCACCCGTCCAGCCCGGTACGGTGTCCACAGTGGACACTTTTTCAGGAGTGGGGGCGTCCGGCTCCTCTGCCTTGTCTCCGGCAGCGCGGGAGAGGGCTGCAAGAAGCTTGGAGATAAAATCAAAGAGTGCTTTCATATCGTGCCTCCTTATTGTTTATTAGAATATTGTATTCTAGCGAGGGAATAACTTTCGATTCCCATGGTTTTCACCTCCATTTTGAAATTTTACAGATTATTTATCGACAGCGTATTGCGATGGTTCGCAGGCAGTCTTTCCAGCTGTCTGCTTTTTCTTTTTACACCATCCGCTTTATATCTTGGTAATGGTCCAATATTTCTGTAGACTATAGATAAACTCTACACGGTATTGTACGGTTACTCCATCCGCGCTTGTTGCCGTCAGAATTGTACTTACGTTCGAGTTTCTAGTATGTGAAAGAACACAGGTCGTATCGTTTGAGCTTAAGATGCCAATGCCAGATACTACAGATGTGGCTGTAGTATTCCATGTTACTTTCTGGTTCGTCGCGTTACTCGGTGTAAATACTGCGGTGATGGTTGGTTTGTCGGCATATTTGTCGTTCAGTGTCAGTGTAATTCCCGTCACCGCCACATAGCTCGTATACACGAGGCGGGCCTTCCCGCCGACGCCGACGTACGCTTTCTTGACTTTTCTTGCCTTTCCGCCCACGCCGACATACAGGGCCTTGACGTGCCGGGCTCTGCTGCCGATGCCCACAAGTAAATTCTTCCCCATTTTGATTTCTCCTTACCACCGATACCTCGGCTTTTCCTCGTGGAACAGCCTCCACCGCAGCGCGTCATCCACAAAGATGCAGAGAACGCTCAGCGCCGCCCACAGCAGACTGAACGGCAGGCAGATCTGTCCCAGCAGGTTGCATGGCAGGCCCGAGTAGTCCCAGATTCCGAGGCCCAAATACAAGTTCAGGATGACTCCTGCCACCAGTTCCACGGCGGTCACCAGGGCGCTACCGCAGACTGCCTGCTTCCACAGTGACATTTCCCAGGGTAGGTAGTTGTTCAGGCCCCCGATGAGCACGAAGCATACCCCGCCCACGATGCCCATGGTCCAGTGGGTGCGCCCCCGCCAGAGCAGCTCCACACCCATGTAGAGCACCCCGCCCAGCACCGCCAAGATGGATAGTTTGCAAGCTTCTCGTTTCATCATACACTCAGCTTCTTCGCAATGGCCTCCACCTGCTCTTTTGCCTTCTGCAGGATGTCCGCCACCTCGGCTTTCAGGTCCTCCGGCAGCGCCACGCCATAGGAGATGCCTTTCAGCACCTCAAGGCTCGTCTCCCGGCCGATCCACTGCCGCAAAGCGTTGTTGTAGGTGGTCTGCTGGGTGATGGCGCTCTGCTTTGCCGTGTACAGCGTCACGATGTCGGCGGCGGAGTACAGCTTGCACTGCTTCCCGTCCGCATGGTAGGGGTAGGCCGTGGCCCCCAGCATCACCGCGTTGAACACACCGTCGATGTTGGATTGGTCGGGCACTTCCAGCGAGAAATGCTCCTGCGTCCCGTCCCCGAACAGTACGTCGATGCCCGCCGTGATGGCCGCTTCGCAGGCGTCGGAGGCTTCCTCCAGCTTCTTTGCCCGCAGCGTTTCCATCTGCTCTTCCTCGGTGGGCGGGGTGGGCACTTCGCCGTACTCGTATACGGTGTACTTCTCGTTTTCGAGGGAGATGCCCCAGTACGTCTCGCCCGGCTGTGCGGTCTCGTTGTGCTCGTTCACCGCCGCTTCCACCGCAGCATAGTTGTCGTTCTTCTCTTCGTCCAATACGGGCACTTCGTAGCCCGGCGCGATCGTCTTCTCGTCCATGTCATCCTCCATTTTGAACTTATTCGTAGACAAACAGAACTTTATTGGTCGTCAAGCTAGAGTTCGCACCGGGGTCGCTTGATTGTGCACCAAAGGTAAAACCGTTCGCGTTGCCTGCGCCATTAGCGTACTTCACGTTCAACTCGCTTTTCAGGATGTAGTCCAAATTGTCGTTTGACCAGACTGGAATCCACGTATCACTTGTATTGTGATTCTTTCGTGCCGCCACTTTGATCATACTTCCAAATGCACCTTGGTTACAGTACGCCAGATTCGACGAAGTTCCGCTGTATGCGCCATTCCAATAGGCCATAAAACCCATATCCGGCACATACTGCTGGTCGGTTGCAGCATCTTTCCAGCCACTTGGTCCTACACTCGTCAGCGTCCGAGTTGCTTTGAACGCAGCGCTTCCAAGTTTCGCTTTAATCCAGTTCCAGAGAGCGCTCAGTGGCTTGCGGCGATAACTCACAGCAGACTCGTTTTCGCCATTAACATGCTGTCCAACAAAGTAATCTGAATCTTTAGGGATATTGTTTTCTACATCTAAGGCTTCAATAAGCTTATTGATGTCTAGCGCGTCCCCAACAGCCTTTGCATCTGCTGGAGCGTTTTCTTTACTTAAGGTCTTATCTGTTCCAGCTCTTGAGCCAGCCAGTTCTGCGGCGTCCTCTGCAGCTTTCTGCGCTTTTTGAGCTTGTTCGCGGGATGTGTTGGCATCAATCCGACTTTTCTCGGCAGCTTCTTTGCTGGCGAGAGCGCTGTCTGTGTAGCCTTTGATAAGCTTTGTTGCGTCGTTGACGGCGTTTCCTGCGGCAGCTTCCGCTTTCTTACGGTCTTCCTCCGACTTCTTTGCGGCAGTTTCCGCCTGTATACGCGCAACATCCGCGCCCGCAACGTCACTTAAAGTATTCAGCGTCTCCGCGTTCATCGGAGTGCCTTCAACCTCAGGTTCATCATTGCGAACCAACGTGACAACTTCCGATGTGCCGTCAGATTTTTTCATTGTCCATCGGCCTGGGTACTTTGCCTTGCGGTCAACAAATACCATAGTAAGGTTCACCTCCACAGATTGGCTCGTCGCAGTAAAGCAAATGATCGTTTGCGATTCGCTCTATCTTGGCCAAAATTTCTTCGATTTCATTCATGGTCTTGTATGCCAACTTATCCATGCTGGTTGGAGTGCTTGGCAGACCACCGGGGCCGCTGCACTTGGCCCGAATGTTGGATACGTTCGATAGCCAGCGATTTGCGTCGCTTGTGGTCATGTATCCTTCCACCGTCCAGTTCGTTTTGATAGAAACAGACGCGCCAAGTGTAGCGGCAAGCTCGGACACACCACTTTCGATGCGGTTGTAGTCCATGTAGCTCAACGCACCTTTCATGCCAGCTGCCCATTCTATCCGCTCTTCTTCCGTCCACGTTCCAACGTTGGCTTTATCGTGCAGTTCGTTCACGCGGTCAACATCTGACTGCGTGCGGTCTGTAATCCATATTGCCATAAAGCCTCCTTGTTAAGTAAGAATGTTTCCATTAACATCAACTTCCAATGTGGAAGGAAGAGTAAATGCCGGGAGAACAGGATACTTTTTTGTGACATTAGAAATTGTCGTATATGTATAATAGCTATTATTAGACTTGTCCGGAGAAACAACAGCAGAATTGTTATACTTGAAAGATTCCGGATAAGAGAATGGCGTTGCATCAAAACATCTTGAGCGAGTCCATACATAATCAGAACTTCCGATAATGTTGTAAAGCATTTCACTGCAATTCGGCAAAGCCGCGCCCTCCTTAGTAATGCCAGAAACGCTAGAGCTCATGCCAAGTTCTGTTGCAGACAAGAGAAAAACTTTGCGAGATATCCAAGTGACCGCAGAGCCATCAGTCGTATGAGAATTGCCGGCATCGTCTTTATAAGTCTGAGGACCGGGAGAAACTCGGATGTTTGTATTCTTGATTTTACTGGAAATACTAGAGTCAAGCGTTCTGAAATATTCGCCGTTCAACCACTTGTCAATAGTGCTACCGGAATATATATTGGTAAAACGACTATCATAGGAAGCACTTTCGGTGCTCCACACATGCGAAAGTACAGTCTTGGAAGAACGAGCGAGCAAAGAAAGGCCTTTTCCGTTTCCGGGGAATGTTGGCCACTTAGAAGAAGCTTCTTCATAATCATGCTTTGCAAGAACAAATGCGGTTCTTTGATTGCTTTCTTTGATATAAAGTGTTGTTCCGATGGGAAGAGAGCCAATTGTAGCAGGACTTGCAACAACAGAACAGGTTGATTTTTCCTCAGCAGCGGTAACGGTAATTGTTGCGCTACCTTTTTTGAGCCAGGTCACGCGACAGGTCGAAGAACCGTTGCTCTTGGCTACGATATCCAGCCGAACAACGTCAGAAGGAGACGCAGACCAGTTGATTTCAGGAGCCCCGTAGTTATTAGGTACAAACGTTGCGGTGATATCCTGCGGAGCGCCCCAACGAACGCCAAGAGCGCGTGTGCTCAAGTACAAAGAAGGAGAGTTGTTGACGACCGGGATTGACGAGCTGACAGAGCCAACGTATGCCGAAACGGTAGCATTTCCCTTGCGATTGTACTTGACCTCACAGGTGGATTTGCCGGATTCGTTTGTAAGAACGCGAAGCGTGACGATTCCTTCCGGCGAAGCGCGCCAGCTGACAGTAGGCAAGTCGGGGGCATAAGGCAGAAGTTCTGCGGTCAACACCTTTGGCTCATTGTAAATCAACGACAGAGAAGACGAGGACAAAGACACGGACGAAACGTCTGCCAGGACATAGCCGGAAATCGTGCCTTTGAAACAGCCCGTATACTGGTATTTGCTTTCCGTTACGAAGACGCTGGATGCGTAGCCAAAGTTGTGATTGAATTTTACGTGGTCAAATGCATCGATGTGCGGGCTGGCGCGATACTCAAGTTCGACCTTTTTGCGGTTTGCTAGCATAGCATAAGCTTCAGTGATGGAGTTTTTGCTCTTGACAAGCATTGCTTCGGTCAGCAGCTCGTTGCTGACGGTCTGGGTGACGCCTTCCGCGTTAGAGCCTTCCGGGTACAGATGCTCTTTGCCATTAACGTTGCAAGACACATTCTTGACGCGGGACGCAAAAGAGATTTCAGGCCACTGGAAGTTATTGATAACTGGAATCTCGTATACTTCAGTTCCCTCTTCTGCGGTCAAGTTGACTCGCTCGATACGAATGTGACCATCTCGCGTCTGGTACAAAGCCATACCCGCTGCGTTTGCGGCCAATTGCAGGATGTCTGAGTTCTTGTACGAAGTTTTTTCGGAAGAAATATCGGTGCTGTATTCTTTTAGCTCTTCGGAAATGTAGAACGAAGGAACATTAGAGGGCAACGTCTCCAGTGCGTCGTAGCACATCTGATAAAGCGTGCCCGTCTTTCGACCCGTGTAGTTTGAGGTCATCATGAACTCAAGGGCATCACGAGCCGTGAAAGACGCTTCCAGGCCATTAGAAGGGACGCTCCATTCCGAAAGATAGAATTTGCCGCCATTAATCCATTGCGTTTCTCCATCCACATCCATGCCATAACGGACGTCCACTTCCTGCCGTTCATACAGATATCGAAACATGCCGCGAGGGTTGATAGCATCCCACGTTTTTTGGCTGTTGTCCAAAGAGAATTCGATGCTGTCTTTAGGAAGCTGCGCCGAGATCGGGTCTCGGCTGGATGTGTGCGTGTACGAAACAAGGTCTTTTTTGCTATATACCTTGTGAAGGCCGACCATGATCCATTCAATGCGAGCACGACGATTTGGAATGCTCCATTCCAGAATGTCAATGGCAATGGAGTCGTAACCGTAAATTTCCCATTCGGTCTCAGAATAAACACTTCTGTTGTTCGATACAGTGATGGTACTCACAACGGCGGTTCCCTTATAAGCCGTGAGCTTGAATTTAGCTGCCCATTCGTTCATCATGGACGACCAAACGACCGTCAAGCCAGGAACGGCGCGTGTGTGCACGCTGCCGAACGAAAGAATAATGCGCGGGTGGCTGGAATCGCTCACGAGCGTCTGACTGATAAAACCGGCATCTGCGTAGGGGACAGAATCCGGCAACAATCTGAAACTGCCGTCCAGAACGTGCAGATTTGTTTCCCCTGTTGCATATTTCGTCAATACACGGTCAGGTTCCTTCGTGGTATTTTCGATATTACCAAAAGGAACCTGTGCAGTTGCGCTTGCGGTGGCATCCTCTTGAACGCCTGGTTCGGTGCTATTGTAAGAAATCTCAACAAACTCTTCCGGCACAAGAGTATCGTTGAACTTATCAAGCCATGCTTGAGATGGATGTTCCATACGTCAAACCTCCACAAGCGCAAGTGCGCAATTAGTCCAGCCCATTATCTTGCCGGTTTTAGGCCCTCTACGCCACATACCAGCCGTTCGGTCAGAAACGTACATTTGCCTTGTTTCATACGCATTCGTTGTCTGATTCAAAAATCGAACGGAGCAGTAAAACTTGGTAGTGAAGGGGCCAATGGCGGCGGCCCATTGTTCGGCAGTAAGATAGTTCCATTTTACGGAAATTTTCGCTACATCATGCCGAACAACGGAGCCAACCACCTTGCCCTGAACGTTACGGCCAGAATCCACAATGGTGCTGGTTGTCGCTTCATAAGAGGACGGCTCCGGCATTTCTCGGCCATCAATCGTAATGAGTGCTGGAATCGCCAAAGCGGTTCACCTCCTTAATAGCTATAAGCTTCGGTGCCCATAATAGAACGGCCACGTTCGTTTTTACGCTTTTCAACGGTTGCGGTAAGCTGTTTGCCATCGAGATAGACTTTAAGGATATTGTCTTTGTCCTCGTTTCCGTACCGTTGCTTGTAATCAAGAAGAGCATTATAAGCGCCGTTATAAACAGCTTCACGGATTTCTTCGGCGCTAATCTGTGTGGTACTGGCCGCATAGCTGCTCTGCACACCACTGTTCACATCGTTGTACTGAGAGGTGCCAGGAACGTTGCTATAATCAATCTGCCCCAAGTCGGATTCATCGTAGCCAGTAGAGCCATAGGAGCTACTGGAAGAGCTCTTTTTGCCGCCCATGCCACCAACGATGCCAGCAATGGAAGCAGCCAGGACAGCCGCAGCACCCAGAGCAACCAGTCCTGCGGGAATGCCGAAAATAGTAGCAGACAAAGCCGCGCCGATGGCGTTAAGCATCGCCACGAACGATGCGCCAATGGTAGAAATCAGAGTGCCCATAGACGCATAGATGGTCGGAAAAGCGCTTGCAAGCCCGCCAGAAAGAGCTGCGCTAATTGCCGTAGCGACAGATTTCAACGGCCCTCTCACAGCCTGGAACGTCGAGCTGAGAGAACCGCCAAGCTGTTTGGTTTTCTGCAAAATCTCGCCGAATTTCGAGGTAATGCCGTTTAGAAGCTCGCCGCCAATCTGATACGCCTGTGCGGACAGCGTAGACAACGCATTGGTCAGTTGCGTGCTCAAGTCGGTAATCATATTGGTTGCGATAGTCTTGATTTGCGTGCGCTGCTCTTCGCCCATTGCGTGCCACAACACGGCAGCAATCGTCGTACCGATGGTCTTCACATCGCCACTTTGAGCGGCTTCCCAAAGGTTCTGAATGGTTCCAAAAAAATCATTCTGCAAATTGGTATCGAGCTGCTGCCAAGTGCTGGTGAGAGTCTGGTCAAGGTTGTTTACAAAGCCAATGCCAGTCTGCTTGCCCTGTTCGATGAACTGGTTTCCAGCATTGGTTACGCCATTGATAAGGCCCTGCATGGCTTCGTCAACATAGCCTTGAGCAGCGGCAATACCGTTTGCAAGGCCCTGGTCAACATAAACACCGATTTGCTCGAACCACTTAGACGGGGAGTGGATATCAAGCTCATCTTGAGCAGTTTTCTTAATTCCATCCGTGAGCTGTTTAGCCGCGTCGTTTGAAACATTGGTGTTTCCTGTAATGCCCTTCGTGATGCCATCAATAATGTTTTTGCCAACGCTTAACGGATTAAACTTAGAAACTTTATCAATCAGTTTTCCGAACCACGTTACAGCGTCTTTGATTCCATTGATTACATCAGCAATCAAGAGAACAAATTTTTCCGCAAAGTTTCCATTGGCGGCGATGGCAAGGCGATCTGATTCGTCTACGCCTTTAATAATCCATCCAATGAACACGCCCATGTTGTGGATAACTTGCGCAAGAGACGCGATTGCACCTTCAAGAAAATTTCCATTCATCTGGATGTCGAGCATTTCCGTTTCAGAAACGCCATTTTTAATCCATCCGATAAGAATCGCAAAATCATTGATAAGATTTCCGAGAGCAGTTATGATGTCTGCTACTGTTTCGGCCGCAATCGTGCCGAAATTTACGAAAGCATCGTGCCAATCAGATTTCAGCTGAAATGCTTCTGCTTCGCTTTCACTACCAAGACCACGCACGGCGACAGAGATAGCTTCGAAACCAAGAACTGCAAGGCCAGCAACGGGATGCCCGCTAATAGTCAAACCGATTCCGATAAGCGTCATGACCAAATCGCCCAAATCGAGGTCAAGGTCTTTGACGACTTTTTGAATTGTCTCGAATGCAGTAGAGATTTTCCCCTGCCATTCCTCAGGAATCAAATTCCAAATAGCTTGACCGAGATTAGAAAGGGCTTCTTTTAGCCATTTGATAGACTCGCCAAGTTTCCCATCAGTCAAAGAAATATTCCAGCCTTGCGTAAACCCAAGACCCGCAAGGTAAATCAAATCTTTGATACGGGCTAAACCTTGCCGGAAATTTTCGCTGTTTTGATAAAGTTGAACAAATCGACCAACGATAAGGGCGACCGTCCCGGCTACTAGAAGTAGCTCTGGATTAAGACCACCAACGATTTTCCCGAGCTTGTATGCCCAATCATGAGTGTCTTTCAACGCAGTAAGAAGCGCATTCCCGATAGCCCATGCGGCAAAACCGGCGCCGATAGCAGCAACAATAGGAGCAAGTTTACGAAGTTTTTCCTTGATTCCATCCACAGTGTTGCCAACATAGTTCTTGAACATATCGTAGCCGGACAGGTCTACATCGCCCAAGATGTTGCCAGCAGATGCACCGCCGCCAGAGCCAGAGCTTCCCTGTGTGGGGTCGATGATGTTCAGTTCATCAAAGCCCATCGTGTAATCTTTGAGAGCTTTGGCGGCTTTCTTGGTGGAGTCTGCCGTGTCATCCATTGCGTCACCAATGCCGCCAACACTGTCAGCGCTCTTGGTGAAATCAGTAAACACAACCTTTACACCCATCAGCTTTGCCACCCACTCAACAAACTCTCGAATGAGCTGCACAGCGGCAATCAGCGGGGGAAGAATGGATTTCATAGCAGGGTAGAGCAGAGAGCCAACAGACTTCGCCAGCATATCCAACTGCGCTTTCAGAATCTTAATCTGGTTCGCAGGGCTTTGGATGGTCTGCGCAAGGTTGCCCTGCACATTGGCAGTCTGCTTCATAATTGCAATGTAACGCAGAACCGCCTTATCGGCCTGAGACAGGCTAGAAACCTGCTTGTTAAAGCCCAAAGCAAGAAGCTCCTGCTGTAACCGCGCCTGAGACAGATCAATGCCCAAGCGGCGAATAGGCTCAATCTCACCAGAGATTGCGGAGGACATTGCGGTAAAGGTTTCTGCAACGTCTTTGTTCCAATAGGAGCCTTCGTCATAGGCAAGCTGGGTCAGGTTCTTAGACAGAATGTATGCTTTGTCGCTGGTCAGGCCAAACGAAGTACCCAAGCTCTGGATGGTAGCCATGTAAGTCATCGCTTTGGTCGGGTCAACGCCAAGCAACCCCTGCATCTTGCTAATGAGCGTATCGGCTTCACCGCTCAAATTGCCCATCGCATTATGGAACAGGTCTGTTGCTTCATAGAAGTCGTTAAACTTCGCAACAGCGTTGCCAAGATACTCAGCGATAGCTTTCAACGAAACCAGCTTTGCCATGTTTCGCATAAAGCCGTTCATCTGATTGGACAGACTGAGATAGCTCTTGCGCTGCTTTTCGTTGGCAGCAGTCACACGGTTAGCCTGTGTCACAACCTTGCTCAACTGCGGAGGGAGCTTTGCAAAGGCGTTGCCTACTTTGTCAAGCTGAGATACAAGGGGAGCAAGAGCAGCAGAAATCTTCTGACAAGAGCTTGCAAAAGAATCAAGGTCAGTCGCTTTCAGCTTGTCGGTCAGGTCAGGAACCTTTCCGATCGCATTGAAAGCGCTGCCAAGAGCTTTAAGATTCGATGCGTCCAGAATGGACAGCGGAGCCAAAGCGTTAGTGAGCTGAGTAATGCTTCCAGACATGGAGTAAAAGTCCACGCCGTTCAAGCCCGACACAGCCGCGGGGATCTTCTTGATGGCGCTCACGACCGTGTTGATGCTCTTTGCGCTTGCGGTCGGGTTGACGTTGGAAAGTCCATTTAGAAAGCTGGTGATTTTGTCCAGCCCGGACATTCCAGCGGATGCCTGTTTCAGCGTTGCAATGGAACCGGCCAGCTTGTCGAGGCTGTTCACAACCTTTGTGACGCTGCCTTTCGTCCGCAAATTAGAAATGGCGGTAGTGAGCTTGTCGATATTAAGCTCTGCGCCCTGCGATTCCGCAGAAATCTCTACGGATAAGCTCGTAATATCAACATCAGCCATCACTACCACCATCACTTTCCATCATAGAGAACATCATTCTCTTGATTCGCTCCTGCGCCTCAACTGCGCGTTGGTATTCATACTCGTCTTTCTCCTTTTGAGTAAGCGGAATCGGTCTATCCATGTACTTGATGGGGCTAGACCCTTTCTTTCGGAACATATTGCCAACCGTAGAGGAAAGCGCAGATGCCATGTAAAAGCCATTTCTCCACGCTTCTGCATTGGCTCTGCGTTCCCGCAGCTCCTCTGCGTCACGGTAAACCTTCGCCAGCCAGACATCACCGTGCCAGAACTGCTCGTAGGTCATACCAATGGAGATGTAATAGGCTTCTACATCATGGAACAGTTTGGAGAAAGAAAACGGCTCCCCCTCTCCGTCTGATTCCTGAGATTGTGCGGTTACACAATCTCCCACGTTGCGTTTTTTGCGGTCTTGTCCTCAGTGTCAGTTGCCAGCAGGGACTTGGAAGCGTCCATGAACATCTCAAGCAGAACGCCCATCAGGTCTTCCTTCTCCTCGATGTGCTGGAACATCTCGTCAACAACCTTGCGCTTGATACCCTTGTTCCGGGCGATGAAAGCGCCGTAGAACAGGGCACGAGAGTTGGACAGCAGATTGGTCATCTGGGTGTACTGACCAATCTGAAAACCTGCGCGTTCGGTAGCTTCCACGCTGTCACGGGTGAAGGTCAGCTCATAAGTGTTCTTACCATCGGGGGAATGAAAGTTGATAACCTTAGCAGCCATAATAAATGCTCTCCTTTATAAATAGGAGCAGAACCAAATCCGTTGTTCAGTTCTGCCCGGTTTGATTGATTTGATTAAGATGTATTAGGAAACGTCAAGGGAAACCGTTTCAGCCCATTTGGGTTTGCTCAGGAAAATAATGTTGATGGGGAACTCCAACGGTTCATCAACGCCTGCGCCGGACATACCGCACTGGTGCATACCATCCCAAGTAAACCCAGAGCCATCAGAGAACTTCAGAGCATAATGATGCGTTGCATTGAGTTCGCCGTCCGAATCCTTGTAGCCACGCTCGGTAACGGAGGCGTAATCCGTCTTGTTGTAGAAGGCGGTAAAGGGCTTAAGATCAGACTGGTTGATGCCAAAAATCTGCTTCTGCATGGGGTCAGAAAGGGTAGTGACGTCCAAAAGATTCGGGTCGGAAATCAGGTCAGGAAAATCCTTGATGTCGCACAGCTTGGTCATAGTGCCGGAAGTTCCTTCATAAAGAGTAATTCCGTAGCTGGAAATTCCAGTTGCCATAGAATGTTTACCTCCTTAGTTTCGGTAAATCATTCCGTCCTCTCCGATTGTTGCCCCGTAGCTGCAATCAATCCGATAGACGGAATTGTTGTACAGCCCATTCAATGGGGCAAACGACTTGCGATAAAAATTGAGTGGTTCAAGAATGGAATCCACGATTCCAACAATGGAACGTGCTTCTGCAATGCGTCCGCTGGTTTTGTTGGAATATACACGCACACGCAAGGAAACGGCAGCATACTTGCTTCGGCTGGCAGAATCACGATGAACCGGGAGATTGTTGTTTTCCTCTATCTGCACACACGGAAATTTCTTGACGTTGCTGTCATTGATTTCACCAGTAACGAAGATACCGGGCACTTGCTTTCGCAGTTCCTTAGCAACAGCCGTGAAAATAGAGTTGAAATAATCGATCAACTATTCCAAACCTCCCTCCACGTTGCTTCAACCTGAGAAGCCATTTCCTCAACAGCTCCCCACATAGCCATAGCTGGCTCGTTGCCACTGGTGTAATTCAACTGGCCTTTGCCATCCACCTGTTTGACAGGCGTGCCAGCATTGCCAGATTCGCCGTAGTAGTACCATCTGCGGTTTGCGCCTTGCCCTTTGCCGTAGGAGCCATGCGCACCAACACCGGGCGGCAACTCACCGCCATATCCGTTGTGATGTGCGCCAGTGCCAAACTCGATAAAGGCAACTGACTTGCCCTCTGCAACGATGGTACAAGTCTTGTCTTTTTGGTTGATATGGCATTTCACATCATTGGAACCAGAGTATTCCGCATTAGCGAAACGCACCTTTGCAACTTCAAGCCCCAGCCAAGAAAGACGAAAAGCCAACGCTCTAGCTTTCTTGTTCAGGGTGGTCTTATACTCCTGTATCTGACGTTCCGCATCACGAAGTCCGGCATCGCTCAACCTCACTTTAATTTTCATTTGTGGCCACCTCTTTCAGCGCATACAGCGTATCCGTGATATGCTCTGCGACTTTGACCACGATGTAATTGAAGGGCTTTGAAACGTCCGTCTGAAACCAGACGTGCGTGCCTTCATAAAGCGGTGTGTTGCGCTTTTTGCTGGACGAACTAACAACGTAGCTGTAATCCGTGAACGCTCCAAAAGGGTTTGCTTCCGCAGAACCAGTAGGCGGGCTGACGTTCAGCATCAGCTTTGCGGGTTCGCTCCACGATTCGTATGCGAATTCGCCGGTTTCGTTGCCCCACTCGTCCACGACAGGTGTTTTTTCGCCAACCGGGTTTGAATACCACAGCGGGCGCTTATCCAGCGGGCTTCCATTGAACATCAGCCGATAACACCTACTCTCGGAACCACTTCATTCAGCAGGGACTGTGCCACATCGGAACTTTCCCACACACGAGTAATGCCGTTGTTGGTGTAGCTTGTCTGCCCGTTTGCGCCGATGTGGTTGTACAGTTCCGCTGCAATGCGTATCTGCAACGACTGATACTGCGAGGGCAGCTCGTCCGGTCTGTTGCCGAAGGGGTAGCCCTGCGCAAATATCTTGTCTTTGGCGAAATCAAGCAGCAGGTCGAAGAGTGGGTAGTCCTCGTCCGTGATTTCACGGTCAAGTGCGGGTGCAATGTACTGCCCCAGCTTGACTGCCGCTTCGGAATACTGGTCTCCCATGCTGCTTTCCTCCTTTCGCCTTAGTAAGCCTTGATGCAGTACACAGCGTCCATGCGCTCAAAGGAAGGCAGGACGATTTCAGAAGCATAGACGTTGGCGTTGACCGGGTGACCGGTCAGCTCAGTGGTAATGGCAACGCCAGTGTTCACGATGGACACAGATGCACCAGACTGACCAGACAGCAGGTCGGCTTCCTCAGGGGTAGTACCGTACCAAGTGCTGCCCAGAGCGCCGGACGGAGCAACCACCACCATGCCGTCAGGCAGATACTTCTCGCTTGCGCTGTACTGGTCTGCCTTGAACATCTTGTCGTACAGATGGATGGTCAGACCAGTTGCAGATTCGATAATCTGCCGTGCTTCAGCATCCAGCAGAACAGCGTTTGCCTTTGCGGTGACGGTCATGAACCGATTCTTCACCTCGTCCGCAGCAATCATGTTGCGGAAGGTAGCGGTGTTCATGTACACCTCAGTCACGACCTCGCCAACGCTTGCCAGAACAGCGTCCTTTGCGGAATTCAGGTCAGAAATGGGAGTGGCGGTGGTGACGTTCCACTTGGACTTTTCGACGGAGACTTCCTTGTAGTTGGTGGACTTCCAAGTGCCGTCCGGGTCATAGTTGTAGGTGTAGTTCACGCCGTTTGCCTTGATAGTGATGCCGGGAACGCCATTGGTGGGAGCCAGCAGCTGCCAGATCATGCGCTCCGGAACGATGCGTGCACCAGTGATGAGCTGTGCAGTGTCATCGTACAGGCGGTTCATCACATCACGAGCATAGGGGTCGTTGCTGTCCAGAACACGCAGGATTTCCTGACGGTCTTTCTCGCCCAGATGGTAGCCCTCACGGAAGAACGGCATCTCGGTCTCATCGAACTTGAAGCCCTCACGGGTGCGGAACGTAGCCTTTGCGTCAAATGCGCTGGGCATCAGGGACACGCCAACGCCCTTGTGACCACGCAGCCACTTCAGGTCGAGACCAGCCTTCTTCTTTGCAGGGAACAGTGCATCAGATGCAAAGGGCATCGCGTTGGTAGGGTCATTCGTCCAATAGGCGGCAATCGCAGCCGGGGCAAAGACTTCCTTAAGATTCAGTGCCATGTTGTTTTACCTCCTATTAAGCGTTCACGCTGATGTTGTCACGGCAGAAGATGCCGGGAACGGCGGTCTTAAGTGCCTTGATTGCGTCAGCGTCAAAGGTGAAGTCGGAACTTGCAGCTGCTTTCTTGGTGTCGATAACACCACGAATCAGCAGGGAAGCGTTGGGGTTCTCTGCCGGGTCAACGTCATACAGCAGGATGCCGTCAGCGTTGATGGTCTTAGAACCAGTCTCGCCAGCAGCAACAGCTTTCTTGCCCGCCAGCGTCATGGGATAGCCAGCCTTAACCGCAACAGTTTCGGTCACGGTAAAGGGAATGGCGGTGTAGTCATTGGAAGCAAGAATGGTATCGTTGATTCCGTTGACCGTGTTTCGGGTAAACTTCATGTTTTCCTCCTTGTTAATGGAAAGCACTCATTGCGTCACTCGATGCCTTAGAAGTATTTGCGTTCTGCTGTGCAAGGCTCTTAGCAAACGCCACGCCCTCACTGTCAGAACCGCCCTTGCCATCCGCACCCGGGGGCGTGGGCATATCCTTTAGCAGAGAAGCCTTGTAAGCGGTGTCGTGGGCAGACATAAACTCCGACTGGAACTTAAAAACCTTGTCCATGTCACCGTCAGCCAGTGCAGATGCAGCCTTGTTGGCGAGTTCAGCGTCATAACCCTGTGCAACGAACTTCTCACGGTAAGATGCAAGGGTCTTTTCCTTGACGAGGTTCTCCTTGTCAGCAGTAAGGGCTTCAATTTGCTTCTGCATCTCTGCCAGCTTGTCAGCCTGTTCCTGTGCAGCATTCTCGTCATCGGTGCGCTTTGCCTTGAGCTGCTTCTTATACTCGGCAGCTTCGCTATTGGCTTTCGTCACGGCGTTCCGCAGCTTCTCGACCTCTGCGCTAGGGTCTGCAACCTTTTCAAGCGCAGAAATGATTTCATCGGCGGTCATGCCCTCTTTGTAGGCATCACCAAGCAACACATTGAGTTTCATATCGTTAATTTCCTCCTGCGTTTTTTTACCGTTGCTTCCCTGCAACGCTGCGAAATTTGTATCCCGGCTTCCCTGCCGTGTTTATGGCAAAGGACTATTCGCCCTCTGTTTCTTTATTGGTATCGGTAGACTGCTTGTCTGCCGTGTTCCCGGCATTTGTGTCGGTGGCGTCCTGTTTAGGTTGTTCCTGCGGCTTCGGTGCTTTTCCATCCTTGCCCAGCTTGCCAGCGGCAATCAGGAAAGGTTTGCTCATTTCATAAGCAGCCTGCGGGTCAGGGAACAGACCGGGCGTGGTGAACGCCAACTGCGGGTCAATCGGCTGCTGAATCATCTGTGCGAAAATCTGAACCTTGCTTTGCTGGTTATCGTACTGACGGCGTGGCAGTTTGATGTTGATGTCACTTGCCATCAGCTTAGAACCAGCCGTATCACGCAGGATTTTCAGCATTACAGACAGGCTCTGGCGTTCAGCGTACTTGAACATATTCTCGTACTGCTGCGCTCTTGCTTCGGTGTGATTCCAACCATTGCGGACAATGACTGCGCCCACGTTGTCGGACGTTGCGTTCTCGCTGCCGGTGGCACTAGGCATGGCAGTCAGACTGCGGTACACGTTCAACATGGAATCAAGCAGGGTCTGGCTCTGCTGCTGGTCAAGCTCGTTTGCAATCTGCGATACAGAAGCGGGCAGACCAGAAGTGGATTTCAGGCACATTGCGCCAAGTTCTTTGACCTGTTTCAGTGCGTTATCATCCACAAGGCAGTTGGTAAACACCATGATGGACTGGATGAACTGTGCCACACCGTCCAAACGGTTGCTTTCAAGGTCGTTGATGGCATCCAGCACAGGGATTGCCGGTTCAAACAGACCCATCCGCTCAGGGTTCAGCTTGTATTCGACCATCGGCAACATTCCGAGAGAATGGTTCTCCGATTTCGTAACCTTGCCGTTGTCGATTTCAAAGTACTGGTTCGGCGTATACACGCAAATCAGGTCGTTCAGGTCATTCTGATAATTGCGTGGGATGTGCAGAACATTGGCGATGGGCTTATGTCCGATGCCGGAGTTGTAAATTACATACGCCATGTCCGGGTCGGGAACGTCCACCAGCAGGGGCGTTTCGTCCGGGTAGTTGCCGTTGTACCCCTTGTCGGGGAGAACAATGCGGTATCCCTGTCCGCACTCCAACATCCATTGCCAGAGCCGCCGATCAAGCGCATCCTTGCCCTCATACTGCAAGGCGTTTGACAGGCGGGCGATTTCCTCGCCGTCACCCGTTGCCGTTTCAGACCGCACATAAGAGCAAGGGGTACCGCTCATGTAGCCTGTGTAGAAGCCAACGCATTCATTGGCATGGTTCTCTACAATGCGGTTGGTGATTTCAGCATGGTACTCCTTCGTGCGATGGAGGACAGGCTGACTACCCAAGTAGTAATTGTGCAGAAAGCGAATCTCGTTCTTGTTCAGCAGATGAATAGGCTCTGCCTTGCCCATGACCACTTTCAGCACGTTTGCCCGATTGATTTCCGTCTCCGGCGTTTCAATCGGCCTACGTCCAGTCAGCGGCTTATTCAAAAAGCCGTCAACAACTATCTGATACTCAGCCATGCGTTCCTCCTTTCCGGCAAAATAAAAAGCGCAGCAAGACAAACCTGTTAAGGTCTATCTCACTGCGCTTACAACTGCGCTTCAAAAGCTATTCAGTTTTTGAACTTTGGTACGGAGACCCATGTGTCTTTTGGAAAGTTGGAATCTCCAATTGTAATCCAATGGCAAAGAGGGCACAGAAGAGAGAACTTGCCTTCCACTTCACCAAGATAACGTCCGCAATCGCACGGATTTCCGTTTGCGTCCTCGCGGGGATGCTTGCATCTGACTTTTGCTTTCATCTGCGCTCCTTTCCTAATATTCCTGGAAACAAGCTGTTGAGCACAGACCTGTTAGAAGCTGCTGGGAAACTGTTCGCACTTCCAGCCGTGCTATTCTCCGCCTAGAGAAACCATTGCAGCTGTTTCATTCTGCTGTCGGACAGATGTTGGGCTGCAATTTTGGTGCTGCATAATGGATTTGAACCAATGTATGTCCGGTTATGAGCCGAATGCTCTAGCCATACTGAGCTAATGCAACATAAAGACCCGGCTTGATTCATCGTTGCTCTTTGAAATGGTAAAATGTCCAAAAACCCATTTCATCGAGAGCCGGGAATAACGATTGGAGGTTGTAAAAGGAAAATTTCCATGAAAACAGAAGTGAATCGTTGTGCTGCGTGACGGATTTGAACCGCCTTATTCTGGAAGTCAAGATTTTAAGGGCGAACCAGACCCCATCCAACACGGGACGCAACTTATATATCCCAGCAATGGGAAAGAGTGTAGAAACCATTGCTGGGCAGAAAGGAGAACGCCTGCAAAGCATTCAGCTCGGAGCCGTAAAGCTTGTAGCAGGCATCATGCCGGAGTAGCCAACTCCTTACATACATTATACCAAAAACAACGATATAAAGTCAATAAATTAAATTATACGTTACCACTTTTTTCAAAATGGCCTTTTTATAGGCTCAATTTTGCTGATTCCGTTATACAGTTCATCGGCAAGCTGTGCCAGGCTGTCAGGTGCATCATCGTGCGGAACTTTGCCAAGCTGCGTGAACATCGTGACTTGTTCCATGAACGCCTTGTACTCTTTCGACTGGTGTTTCTCGTCAAGAAAATAGAACCGTTTGATGTCCGGCGCATACTGGATGATTCTTGACAGCTTGCTTTGACCGCTTGGCGCACGCTGGCTACGAACAGAGCAGTGATAGCCCTGCTGCCGGAGCTGGCTGTCTACCACATCACAATATTCATCGCCGCCGTTGTTGGCTTCACCACGCACCACGTTGATTTTGTGCTGGATGATTTTACCCACGACTTCCGGCCTAGTCACAGTCTTATCGCCGTTATTGAACACAAGGTCTGGGATAAACACAGCATCCCCGTACACATAAGCGATAGGGCAGGCGGTGAAGTCGCCGCCGCCCCATGCAATATCCATGACCATGAGCTTGCGATCAGGCTCACCATCAGGCAAAACGCCGTTGAAGTACCGTAGTTCATCGGCAGGGAACAGCAGACCTTCACGCACATAGGGCTTTCCCATGTACTTTGCCCACCATGTTGCATCGTCAATGCTGGCTTTCATGTCGGCATAGTAGGCATCGTCAAATCCCACGCCGTAGTCATAATTGAAATTGCTGTGTCCGTTCTCATCCACAGCGGGAATCACCCGGAATCTGTACTTCGGGTTGTCTGCATACTGGTTCTGGATGCGTCCCAGAGGGTCAAGCACGTTCCAGCGTGTACCGACCATCAGCTCCAATGCGCCTTGCTTTTTACGGTCTTTTAGCTGGTTCAGGTATGCATCGTACTTGTTGTTTAGACGCTCAACATTCAGACTTTCCTCCAAGTCCTCAATCAAGTCATCACTGTACAGAACGCCGCCCTCACCGATTTCAACAGCACCAGTCAGCGTACCGCCGATTGAGCGGCAGGTCAGGGTGGGGAAGCGCTTCTTTCGGTTCAGGTCAACGCTTTCGTCCTTTGCGCTCTTATCCACAAGCTGAACGTCAGGGAAAATTTTGCCCCAGTTATAAGTTACAGGGTCAGTGATGATGGACAGCACTTCGCCGTAGAAGCCATTTGTCAGCTTGTCGGAATGCCCACTCATAACCGATGCAACGTCAGGGCGGTTGCCCATCAGCCATGTGATGAAAAATATACATAGCGTACTTTTTCCAGTTCTCGGAGGTTGACTTACTCCCAGAAATTCTACACGATGGAAAAACAAGTCCTCTAGGTCACGAACCAGCGTCAGAAGCACCTTTCTTCTCGGCTGATAGAACTTCTTCTCCGGCGCACGATTCCATTCAAGGTAGATGCAATAGCTGTCAAACACATCTTTTGCTTCAAACAGGTATGTCCGACCGATAATGTCATAGACCTTCGCCACGTCCTCGCCCGTTTTCATCTTGCCCATCATGGCTGCGCAGACAGAGCGCAGCTCGCCAGAATATTTATAGGCATCGAACCGCTTGTCTTGCGGCAGAGCATCTCTCAGGTTCACCACCGCCTGAAACCAGTCCTCATAGACCTGTGCTTCGGTCGGATTCTGCTTTGCATACGCTTTGATGCTGTCGATGATGGCGATACACTGCTTTGGCTGCATAAAAAAATAGGCACCCCCTACCTGAAAATGTAAAGAGTGCCTACAACTGCACAAAAATCAAATATTCGGTTTTATAATGCGATTTTAGAAAATTTCTTTCTCAAAATAAATTAAAAGAACTGCCCGATCGTTTCTAATCCTTTTTCTACCTTCTTCATTATGCTGTTTTCGGATAGATACTCCATGCCTTTCAAGGTAATCTGCGGGTGAATCGGCTCTACAATATGCGGGAACTTGTTCGTCAGGTCTTGCGTGTAGACCAGACCGCGAATGAAGCCGTTCATTTGCAGTTCGATCATAATCTGCTCCCAGTCAGAGACCTTCATCTTCATTGCTTTTGCAGAGATAAGCTCATAGTCAAATTCTTCATCGCCCTTGTGCTTATCCAGCAGTTTGAGAATCTTGTAGATGGCATTAAAGTTGTCCATGAGCTACTCCTTTCACTGGTTATATAAAGTAGGCTTCGGTTCTTCATCCCCAAGCATCAACTTGTAACGAAGATACTTTTCAATAATACTGTGTCTTTCTGCCAATGTGCCATAAATAAAAACGAGAGCATCTTTGGCAGCGTCATAATCATTTGGAAAAATGACAATTTCCTCGTTTGCAAAAGTTACGGTGCAATTTTCCGAATGACAGGCTTCCAAAAACCTCTTGATTTCAAGGAATCCCCCAAAGTCAAGCATAGACCGTAGCGTTATGCTTCCGTTCTTAACAATCAGTTCTTCTCCCTGCATATTATCCAGCCTTTCTCTGTTCAGCAATTCGATACCATGTCTGGCGGGTCACACCAAGCTGCTTGGCAGCGTCATTCTTTGTATAATGTCGGCTCACGTTTGCCATCACAACCAATTTTCATAATGTAATCAAGATATTGTTTTACCATCGTGCTATCTTCGCAAATGCTGGCATACATAGCCAACTGGATATTCTGCCCTAAGTTTGATTCAGTTGGTTTAATGGTCAATCCTTCATTTTCAAAAATCAGAATGGAGTTTGCTAATTTGCATCCTTCAACAAAAGCAAACAATTCTTCGTATTTCACAAAATCAAAAATTGAACGCAGCTTTGTTGTTCCATCTTGAACAATCAAATTACCGCCATGAATATTTTCTAGCTTTTCAGTTAAATCCATCTTTTGTTTCTTACTCATATTGATGTTCCTCCAAAAGAATGGTATACTATGGTTGCACCATTCTTTTTCCTGTTTTGGTTGGTTTGGTGTACTCTTAGCGGTGGCTTGTGGTTGGGCTGCCGCTATTTTTATTTGCGTGTCTTTCGACACGCTCATACCAAGTAGATTTTCCAATTCCAAGTTGCTTGCAGCACTCTTTCACGGTAATTTCGCCTTTTTGCTGTTGCTCTAATAGGCTTTCAAACTGCTGCTCGTCAACTTGCTTTTCCTGTCTGCCAAAGCTACGGCCTGTTCTGGCCGACACTCTCTTGCCATCAACAATAGGCATAGCGGCGATGCCCTCTGCCTGACGCAAGCGGCGCATATCAAAATCATCTTCGGCATCCATAATGAAATATCCATTTTCCACTAACTTCTTCTTTGTTCTTATTTCCACTTCTCTCGCAACTTCATAAACAAGATTCTCTAGAACTTTCATGGAAACACATTTATTTCTTTTTACAAAATCTCTAAATGTCTTACTCCTTGAAGTTTTGTTTTTCCATCTGTTTTTATCGCTTCCAATCCCAACGTAAAAGGGGACAAAGCGATCATCTTTAGAGAAAAACCAAACATATACATAGTTGTTCTTTTCGCATTCTTTCGCTGCATTTTGAATATCGCCAAAAGTACGCTCCATTTTAACCTTCCTTTTTTTCTTCCAAAATGGGTTCCTGCTTACCTTTAACCCACTCGCCATCCTTTCCGTACCGATAATATCCCTCATACGTTTTTCTGTTACTAAGAATAGATTGAACGGTGCTAATGGTAAATGGGTTTCCTTTTCTCCCTCGATAACCCTCTTCGTTTAACTTGTTCACAACAGAACGAATCGTTTCACCAGAATCTCGAAGTTCAAACGCTCTTTTTACAATTTTTGCTTCCTCTTCGTTAATAATGAGTGCCCCATCCTTTACTTTATATCCCATAGGTGCTTTTCCACCGCTATAACCGCCATTCGACGCCTTAATTGCTCTTCCGCTAGATGTTCTTTTTGTTATATTGTCTCTTTCCATTTGAGCGCAACATATTGTAAAGGTTCTCAACATATCAGAAAACACTCCAAATTCTCCAAAATCTTCGGCCACGCTGATAAGCGAAACGTTCTTTTTAGTAAGAAGTTCCATCCTGTACCAAAAATACACATTGATGTCTCTAGCAATTCTATCGCTTTTAGCGGCTACCACAGCTTCGTATTCAACATCATCTTTTCCGTAAAGGATGCTATCAAAGCCCGGCCTACGCTTTGCCCCAGATTCACCTTCATCAGTGTACCATTTGACAATTTTCATGTCATTTTTTTTGCAATATTCTTCTATCTGTTCCCTTTGTGCTTCAAGTCCAAATTTGTCCTCTCCGCATTGCCCTTCGGTAGAAACTCGGATATAAGCGGCTACGTTTTTCATTTTTAACAGCTCTCTTTCTTGACCCTATTATACACCATGTACGTTTAATCGTCAAGAGAAAGTTTGCGTATTTTTGCTTTTACTATCATAATGTTCAGATATTTCTGAAATCACCAATCAAATGCGTTTTTATATACAAAACGTATAGCGATTTCAAAAATATTCGATAATCCGTATTAGGCAAGAACTATCATCACAAGATAACAGCATCTCAAAGATAGTAAATCGCTATCAAAAATCACATATATGTGAACAAAATCCATGTATCCATGGATAAGAATTATACAAATTGGGCTGTTGACAACTATATACCAAGCGTCTATAATCTAAGACAGCAGAACACACGATGAATCAGCCAACAACGGTAGATTTATCCTTTGTGGCATAAAAAATAGGCCGTCAGCACCACCGACCAAAGTTGCACTGACGACCTATTCCACCACAAAACAGAAGCTGCGCAACCAAGGGCGCAGTCTCGGTTTCTGTCAATTATTATAGCAGAAGCAAACGACTTCTGCAATAGAAAGGAGCAAAAAATATGAACTTTCCCACGACAACCGAAGAATTTCTGAAAACACTTGCCCACGGCAAAGAGCCGACCAGCGAGGACAGGGAGTACGCAGAAGCACTGGGTAAGCTGTCCGAACTGAACTACCGGGCAGGGTACGAAGCGGGAGCAGCCAATAAGAACGGCAAAATCTGATGTCAACACTAGCGGACACAATATCTAGTGTATTTTACCTTGACATTCAGATATTTTGTAGTTACACTTATTGCATAGCAAAACGAAAGGTGGTGAATGTGTATGAGTAGTCCTTACGCAGAGCGTTACGGTCACACCGTTACCATCAGCGTGACGGAGCGGCAGTTCGCAAGCTTGCAGGAATACTGCATCAAGAACCGGGTGTCCATCTCCGCTGCGTTCCGTGAAGCGTTCTTTACGCTGCATCCGATGGATTCCACCAATGAAAACGAAAAATGATACGCTCGCTAAAGTTTGGCGACCACAGCGAACGTATCATATCAACCCTGAGAGAAGCATTCTCTCGCCGTTATTATAGCAGAAAATTGCTTCTCTCACAAGTGAAAAGGAGCTTTTTAATGCAGCTTTCTTTGTCTGAGAACATCAAAATCTTCAACAACGCCGAGTTTGGCGAAATCCGTGTCATGCTCATTGACGATGACCCTTGGTTTGTTGGCAAGGACATTGCGGTAGCACTTGGCTACGCAAAGCCTGAGAACGCACTGTCAGCACACGTTGATGAGCAAGATAAAACCACTACCCTGATTCAGGGTAGTGGTTCTAATTACAAGAGCAAGACAACCATCATTAACGAATCCGGCCTATACAGTCTGATTTTCAGCAGTAAACTGGAAAGTGCACAGAGGTTCAAGCACTGGGTCACTCACGAAGTTCTTCCATCCATCCGCAAGCATGGGATGTACATGACCGACAATCTGTTGGAGACGGCTATTGCCAACCCGGACTTCGTGATCGGGCTGATTCAGAACATGAAGGCCGAGAAGGAAAAGAGTGCAGCGTTGCAGATGCAGAACAAGCAGCTCTGCGAGAAGAACGAAGAGATGCAGCCCAAGGCGGACTACTTCGATGACCTTGTGGCGTGGAACGTATCTACCAATTTCCGCTCGACCGCAAAGGAACTGCGTATTCCTGAACGTCTGTTCATCAAGATGCTCATTTCTGACGGTTATATCTACCGTGACAAGAACAAGGGTATCCTGCCGAAAGCGGGCAAGGGCGACGGTCTCTTTGCCGTCAAGGAATATTGCAACCAGAAGAACAAGCACGGTGGCGTACAGACCAGAGTAACGCCGAAAGGCCGTGAGACATTCCGTCTGCTCTATGCAAGCATTCGTAGAAATGGATAATTGAGGTTTTTCTGAAAAATCCGAAAAACTCACACGGCGGACATTTTTGTCCTTCGTGAAATAGTCCAATAGAAAAGCCAGTGGTTAGAGAGCATCTAGCCGCTGGCTTTTTATGTTATGCGATTATTCCTCTACGAGATCTGCGTACTTGACTTCAATACGAGGAAGTTCATCAGTGGTGCTGGTCAACGCTCTGGTGATTTTTTCAAGCCCGGTGAACTCACCATAGACGGTGATAATATCATCGTCCAGAATCTTCACGGCATCTCCACCACGCTTATCCAGCATATAATACTCGTCATCGGCATAGAAGCCGTATCCGCTATTGTCCGTGTAGGTTCTCCATGCCTTTTCGCTACCGGAGAAGTTTGCGTCAATAATCTGCGAAACCTTTACCTTGACAACGATCTTAGCACCTTCGTACTTTTCAGGGTAACGGCACAGTTCCTTATAGTCCACAGTCTGGCACTCTGCCTTGTAATCGTCCTCGCTGATTTCAGGCACAACAGATGCAACGGAAGAAGCGGTCGATTCACTTGCCTTAGACGTTGCTTTACTGCTGCTTGCAGAACTGTCAGAGCCGCTACCAGAGCCGCCAATGGCAGACAGAACAATCAGTACGATAATAGCGATGAACCACCAGCGTTTGTAGATGGGCGGTTTATTCTTACCGCCACACTGAGGGCAGACCTTTGCACTTGCGGCAATCTCTGCACCACAGTGCTTGCACGTTGTCATTTTACTTTTAGCCATTGCAGATTCCTCCCTTTCAAGGCTTGTAAGGCAAGTATAGCACAGAACACAGACCCTTTGTAGGGGTCTTTTTGTTTTTTGGCGGGATTTTTGAGATTGACAATGGGGGTGGGGCGTTTTGTGCAGAAAAGAGGGGGTGGTGAATCACCACCACTTTAATAAAACGTCTTTTTTGAATTTTTTCTACGCGAGGTGTCGACCCTGTCTCTTATACACATCTCCGAGCCC